GAGGTTCCACCACCGTTCGGGAAACCCGTTACAAATCCAAGGTTTACGACGAACAACTTATTGGATGCAGGATTTACGCTTGATCGTAGAGATGACCAACTAGCCACGTTATACAATGACCTGATCGGAATCCCACCGCGTGATTTCTATAAGGGTTTCGGTAATGGATTAGAGGACAAGTTCACATTAAAGAATGTTAGTTTGTATCGTAGCGGAAACACTTTTATTATGAACGCAGGACTCGTGGAGAACGGAACGAGCCTTGATCGCTTTGCAAATGATGTTCACGTTATACGTGAAATCTTTCGCGGGGCCAACAACCGTAAGGTTGTCGATCATACGATACTTGAACTTGACCCAAGATTCCGTGGTCAAGGAATTGCTAAAATTATAGCACGAAATTGGATGAGTTTGTATGAAGACATAGGAGTACGACGTATTAAATTGACGGCCGGATTAGAGGACGGATCCTATGCCTGGGCACGGGCGGGATTTATCCCGAAGCAAGAAGAATGGGATAAGTTGCGAGTCGATATTAGTGATTGGTTGATTGAGCAGAGAGATACCCTGACACGGGTATTTACGCCGGAAGAATATAATTATGCACGACGGCTCGTGAGCGAGGTCGATCCACGATCGATCTGGGATCTCGCGAATCTTGAGCGTAATGTAGCAATGGGGCGAGGTCCTGATGCATTCTCGCAATCGATCGGTAAGTGGATCCTCCGTGATCGTGAATGGTCAGGCGGCATGGATTTCGACACGGATATAGACGCTCTCGCAAAATACAAAAAGTACATCGGATATAAGCAGGTTGCCGAGAGTGTGTTACCCGCACCGATCATGAAGATCGAAGAAAAAGCGACCTGGTCACTTGTTGAACTTAAGAACACGTTTAATATGATGACAAAGAGCAAGGCGGAGGAGGGGGTAACGAATGCTCAGGAAATTTATAATGGTATCGGTAAAGCATTAACAAGTATCTGGAATAAGTCGGAATTTTTGTATGAAAAGTTGGCCAATGTACGCCAAACTCGTAGACTTAAATTATTTGAATTAAAATCGGGTCCGATAACTGGGTCACGGAATGCAGTAGGAGCCTATTCATACACATTTGCAAATAATACGAGATTGATCGAATTACGCGCCCCATTGCTTAAGCGTCAAAGAGGCACGTTAAAGTTTGGTGAGTGGTCGATCGGCCAGGATATAGAGACCGTTACGACTCATGAATATGGTCATTATATTTATCATAATATTATAACAGAGAGACAAAAAGTTAAGGTTCTCGAACTATTTACAAAGTTCAAAAATCAGGGTATAATAAAGGATAAGATCTCTCGTTATGCTGATTCGACGGAATTGGAGATGTTCGCGGAGGCTTTTGCGGCTTATCTTCATCCAGAGTATGGGGACCGTGGACTACTCCCGAAAGAATTAGAGGACTTTATAAAGGAGATCGTATACGGAGGATCGACATGATGATGGAACCGAAGTGCCATATTCGTAAATGTAAATTTTTCTTTGGAGTCGCTAATACGGCTCCGGTAGAAAAGGATGGTTCATTTACGACGGATACGGGTAACTATACATGTGCAGCATTTCCCGATGGGATTCCCGATGAGATCTCATTGGGCAATAATCCCCATTTAGAACCATTTCCGGGGGACAATGGGATTCAATACGAGAAAGGATAATCATGATGACCGAGCGATGGATAGGGGGAAAGAAGGATAGTAACGAAGGATTTTTCGACGAGTTTGAGGACGTGGACAGTAAGTTATTCGGAAGATTGATGTCATTTCAAACGGCCGTGGTCGATAACGAAGTCGAAGTAAGTGATGCGAAAAAGTTATTTGAACTTGCGGCCGACGATTTTGATTCAAATGCGTTCCAGGAGGTTGTTACAATAAGGACCTTCATGGGAAAGAAAAGTTACGTGGAATAATTATGCCTGTTATTAACACGGTCATCAGTAATATCGTAAAGAATGTTTTCAGTGGGGCCATGGTCCCAGGATTAACATTTACAACAAGTATAACGATCACCCGTATCACAAGGGGCGCGTTCGTTCCATCGACGGGTAAATCGACCGACACAACCGCAACTTACACTGTGACCGCGGCCATTCGGGCAGCCACGTTGGAGGATGTATCCAAGATAGAGATCCTAGAACGGGGAGATCTCTTTGTAACGATCAGTCGTGTGAACGGTACTGTGCCCACGGATCTTTCATCCAAGGACACGCTTACGATCGGTGGACTTAAGTATCAGATTGTCGATATTAATCCGAGAAGTTTAGGCGCCACAACTTTAACGTGGATGGTGATTGCTAGGAGACTGTGATGAAACACCACAACATGGACGATATACTCAAGGTGTTCGGGGCTGTAGCCTCGCAGTCGATCGACCAACAATACAAGATCGCGAGGGAGATTATATTCTCGACGTACACGTACATGGTTTATATCTCACCGGTCGATACGGGGAGGTACAGGGCAAGTCATGAAATTAATATCGGTAGTCTCAACACGTCGGGAAAAACCCTGATCACGCCGAAATGTACGTTACATAATGCAGCCACGAGCATCACAAAAGCAAAGTCGGTTGTCGATCAAATAAAAAAGGGATGGGGAAATCAAAAGAAGTTTACCGTTTATATTTCTAACTCCGTCGCTTACGCGTGGAAATTAGAAATGGGCCACAGCAAACAAGCCCCAAAGGGGATCTACGTGCTGGGTCGAGAAAGAGCCATTAAACTTTGGAGACAGGCGGTGGGATACCGTGGTTAATATAAATAATCTAGCATACCGAAAGATCGAGACCTTGTTCAACACGTCATGGACATTGACTAGTATCCAATTCATGAATAGGGAGTTAGTCACTGACGCCTTGACACAATATATTGCTTTGTTTGTGTTCGCCGCGGATTCCACACATGAGACATTAAACCTTGCCCAGAAATTGGGTGAACGACACTCATGTACGTTGACGATCCAAATGTTCGTGCGCAAAGGCACGGGACATGGGGATATAGAAACAATTGCCGATACGCTCGATACACTTCTCGTGCGTAAGAAGTTTTTAGTCGGCACGGAAGGGAATTGTCGATTAGAGTTTGGAACCTCCTTTACCATGTCACCCACGGAAGTGGATGAAGCCCGTAAGGGGTGGTACCAAGAGAATTATAATATACCATTCGATATTATCACGTAACGGAGGCAAGAAATGGCAAACGAACAAGCACGTGGAGCATCCACGACATTGTACTGGGACCGTGAGGCGTCTTATAAGACGCTAAAATCCGAGGCCTTAAAGAAACCTCGTAAGATCCCGTATAACTCATGCACAATTAAGGCGGTTACCCCGAAGAACACGTCCCCGACGTTACGAGGTAATCGGAATCCGATGAAACCGTTCAAGGGGAACAAGGATGTAACGGGGCAACTTGTCGTACCCGTTGATCGTGTAAACTTTGGACATCATCTCGCTATGCTTCTTGGTAATCCGACGACTACTCCATCGACGCCGGACGATATTAAGACGGGGGCACCGAATATTGTAATATCATCAGGAGTAGCTACGTTATCGGTCGAACAAACGGCATGGCAGGTGGGTGATCAAATTATTTATAATACGAACGTCACCGCGTATATTAAATCGATCACAAGCACGACCGTGTGTGTGCTCGTAGATGCGTATGGACTTGATACAGTAGTGGATGTGGCCGCTAGCCCAGCAAAAGCGGTCGTATCAATCAAGAGGATTATATTCTCTCACGTATTTAAGGTGAATAGTTGTGATGAACTTCCGTCATTTGTTCTTGAGACCCACGATTGTTCGCACGATATCCCAATTTATCAACTGTTCAAAGGACTCAAGATTAACGGTATGTCAATTACCGCAAACGGAGCGGGGGACCAACTGATCGCTACATTTGATATTATGGGGGCAACTTACGTAAAATCAACGGATGTGAAAGTTGCTTCCACGATCACGATCGGTGCGGCAGGGGATGTAGATTTTTCGGCTGCCCAAGCGGACGCGGTCGTTGATGATATGATCATTTATGACACGGATTATAAGGTAGCTTTCATTACCGTAAAGACGGATGGTTCAAATATGACGGCTAAAACTACTCGTGGCGGATCGGTCGACCCTGGTCAAGTATCTACAAAAACTGTACAAGCCATTCTTCATAATGCTGATTATATTGGCGGTGGGGCGATCGATATAGCTGAGCATACATTCTCACGTTATGAGATGGCGGATGGTTCAGCAAAGGAGGGTGGAGTATCGACCGAATTGTTACGTACACTCTCCATGAATGTATCAAATAATCTCGATGGTGACGGGTTCACGATCGGCGGTGGTGGTGTTCGTCGTAGACTTCCGTCAGGTATCGCCGGTGTCAGTGGGTCGATCTCGGCTGTATTCGAAGACGACACAATTCTTGAAAAAGCGAACGAAGATACGGAGACTTCACTTGAACTAGCGTTCACGCATCCTGATGGAGAAAGTTCGTTGACATTTAATATTGATGAACTTGAGTATCAGTTCTCTTCACCTGATATTGCTGGTCCGCAGGGGGTTGTTCTTGATCTTGATTTCCAGGCATATTACCAAGATGATGCGGATGCAACAGCAATAAAGGTAACTTTAGTCAATCTGAATCCGGCGTATGATGCTTAATATATAATCTATTTACAAGGAGACCACCAATGACATTAATATTAGATTTAACTAGGTCAGAAAACCAATCGATCGATAACACGAACAAAGCATTCGAAGGTACGGTTTACAGTAAAAGTCATTTTACTATTTTTTACCGTAAGTTGTCTCGTACTCAAGAGTTCGCAATTGAGAAACGGTACACCAAACACAATAAGGGTAAGGCCGTAATCAATGTCGCGGCTAGAGATAATGAACGCTTCGTCACGTCCGTGGTTGATTGGGATGATATTTGTGGGCCAGATGGCCATAGCCTACCATGCACCCCTGAGAATAAAAAATTACTTTCGGAAAGGTGTGCAAGTTTCGCGAATCTCGTCATGCTCGCAATGTTCCAGGATGAGACGCACGTCCTTGATGACGAGGAGGACGTGCCTGAGGACAAAAAAGAAGATGTTGCAATGGGAAACTAAAGCAGGTCTGGAGTTGGATTGCTTCTCGTAGCGTCAACTTCGGACCTCGCCATTGTAACGAGGTTTGTAAACTATTATATAAAAAGAAAGAGGAAAAACTCGGGCACCGACTACGGTTACCGTGCCATACGTGCCCGAACGAAATGCCACAAATCAATCATGATAATATGCTCATTCATAGCATATTAGAACGTACGTGGCTTTGCCGAAATGCGAATGGGACGTTCGATTGGGCCGTATTTTTTAGGGTCATGGAACTGGAAGGACTCGGCCCTGATTTTCAACTATCTCTCTTCGATCAAGCACGTGTCGTAGAGGAGATAGTACTTGGCGTTCAAGAAAAGGAACGTCAAGAACGAGAGCAACAAGAGAAGCAGAAACGAGACGATCATGGCAGTCAGCCAGTTACCACCCCTCGTCCTAGAGTTCGACGTAGATGATTCCGGATCTTTAAAAGTAAAAAAGATCGAGGGTACTCTCGCCAAGTTAGGTATGCAACTCGATCAGACCGGTACGAAGACTGACGCCTACCAAGGAAAAATGGGTCGAGCCATGCAGACCTTGGAAAAGATGGGCGTAAGTACGACGGCTCTACGTAGCACCATGATCCCTCTCGGTCTTGCTATCGCAGGTGTAACCGTGGGGGTCGCGGCCATGACCGCGGCTCTTATTCCTGCTATCCGTCGTGCCGCGGAATTTCAATCTATCATCATCGATCTAGGTCGTGTAACAAGTACACCTTTCGGCAAAATGAGGGAAGATCTTATGGCATTGGACTCTGCCCTCGGACGCCCATCCGATCTTGCCGCGGGCTATTATAATGCTATATCATCGGGTGCAAAAGCGGGAGCCGATGCGCTTGATCTTCTTACCGTCGCATCAAAGGCCTCCAAAGCCGCACACCTCGACCAAGCCACGGCTATTCTTGCGCTCACAAAGATGATGGCCGCATTCGAGGGCGAGATTAAAACCGCGACCCAAGCATCAGATCTATTATTCGTAATTGAAAATTACGGCCAAACTACGTTTGCGGAACTCGCCTCAGTCATAGGTGAGGTATCCGCAATCGCCCACAACGCGGGTGCAACATCGTTTGAACTTGGTGCGGCACTTGCTCAAGTTACATTAACGGCGGGGAATACTCATACCGCCGCCACGTCATTGAAGAACCTATTCCAAAAGTTAATCAACCCGACGGAAGAGATGTCAAAAGCCCTGAAGGATATGGGTTACCAAACCGCGATTCAATTGATTCAGACGAAGGGTTTGATACCGGCATTGGAGATGCTCAACAAGGCCGCGAATGATGCTGGGGTTAACTACGGTAAGTTCTACGGGTCGATCGAAGCCATGCAGGGGATCCTTGCCCTACAAGCCAAGGACTTTGCTGGCGTCAAAATGATGCTTGACGGAACGAAACAATCGCTTGGTTTGACGGAAAAAGCATGGGCTGATTATAAGACCACGGTCAACGCCAAGTGGGACACGTTGATGAATAGCCTTGATAAAGTGCTCGTGAAACTCGGACTTATGACTTCGGAGGGAACAAGTCAGTTCTTAGATTCATTGATTGCCGTCACACAGGCGACGGAGAAATGGGTCGATGCGAACGATGAGTGGATGGGCGCGGGCTTCACCGCGGTCCTCAGCGCCATTTCAGGAATTATTCGGATCATGGCTCACGTTATCTCTCTTGTAACCGGAGCCCAGATTGAGTGGAACAAGGCGGTAGAGGATTCGAATGGATTATTAGCGCACCTTCCGATCGATGAAACAATTTATTTGCTCCAAAAACTTGCTGATACTATTAATATGGTATCGGATATTTGGGAAGCTAAAGTGACAGGGATGACTACTACCTTTAATTTATTTCAGATTAATATGGCCGAGGACCTGTCGAAAGTAATCACCGTTTTTACAAATACGTTAAATGGGATTGCTGATATATACAATAAGACTATCGGCAAACTCTCGGGCGTAATGATCGAGGGCCAAATTATTCCTCCTTCGGCTTCATATTTTGAGGAATTGCGCAAAGGAGTATTAGATGATTATCAACGGTCGATTGAGAATATAGGTAAAAAAGGATTAGGTCGATATGCCGATCCTACTCGAACTCCAACACCTATTAATATGGCTAGCGATGAGGAAACACAAAAGAAACAAAAACAGGAACAAGAAAAAGCCGCCGACATGTATAAGGATTATATTCAAAGTATGTCGGATCTTCGCCGCCGGTATGAACATGAGTCCGTGCAGTTAGGACTTGAGGGTGTGGAACAAAGACTTAGTCAGACTAAATTTGAATATGATGAAGGAAAGTTGCAACTCGAACGGGCGCTTACTGATCGGTTGGCAACAAAGGGGCTTTCGGCGGAGCAAGAGAAAGCTATGAGATCCGCCACAAATGAGGTTCTTATCAGTCTTGAAAAGAAATATAACGCAGATGTTGCAAAAATAAACGCGGACGAACTCAAGCGTCGCAACGAAGAGTTAAAGAAACAACAAGAGGCCTTGGAGCAATTGGCGGATGGATATCGGCGCCAGTTCGACGCCATGGCTGAATATAATAAGACGGTGAAGGAACTTCATAAATTGGTCGGTGAAGGTTTGATCAATCATACGACTTATGCGAACGCCATGACGGCGGCGTTCAAGCGTCAACAGGAACAAGAGAAACAACTTATGTTACAAGAAAATTCTTGGCTGTCGGGTGCTAAGGTTGCGTTCAAGGACTATAAAGATGCCGCGACGGACGCGGCAAAGACAACCTATGACGTTATGTCAAAGGCTTTTTCGGGACTTGAAGACATGCTCACGGAGTTTATCACAAAAGGAACATTCGACATGAAAGCATTCTCCGATATGATGGTATCGGAGATCACTCGGGCCATGGTCGTGCGTCCCATGATGGCGAGTATGATGGGGGGAGATATGACAGGGGGTTTAGGAAATATGGCTCAGGGTGGTGGAGGATTATTCAATTGGTTGGGCGGATTATTCGGCGGTGGTAAAGCTCCTGCACCGGGATCACCCAATTTTATTGGCCCCATGCCCGCGGCGAACGGGGGCGTGTGGATCCCAAAATCTATGATGTTTGGCGACGGAGGTTCCATGCCCACGCGTACACATAGCACGTCCGGAATTACAAATGGCCCAACGATCCTTGCGGGGGAAAAGTACCGTAGGGAAGCTTTTCTTCCCATTCCTTCGGGGGAAAGAATCCCCGTCGAAGTACGTGGCGGTGGGGAGCGTGTATTTAACATCAATAATAGTTGGAATATTATCACGCCCGATCCGGGCACATTTGTGAAATCAAAAAAACAAATCGATGAAGATCAAACGTATGCGCTCATGCGCGCGCGGAATAGGAGTTAATCATGGCCGTTCCAGCATCATTTCATGATGTGGTATTTCCTGATTCGATCGCGCAGGACGCGGTCGGGGGGCCTAAATTTAAAACCACAATCTTCGACCCCAAGGGAGGTCGCGACCGTCGTAATATCGATTGGTCGATTGCAAGGGGTGAGTGGGATGTTGCCCATGCGGTAAAAAGTGAGACGGAATTTCAAGCCTTATTGGCTTTCTTTTATGCTCGATATGGTCAAGGTTATTCGTTCAAGTTTCACGATTGGGCAGACGATTATGCTACATTACAAACACTTGGCACGGGCACGGGGTCGTTGACCCAATTTCAATGTAAAAAATTATATACATCCGGTGCTTATACCTATACAAGAACTTTAACAAAAATAAATCCGTCGACTTCAGCCTCATTCTGGGATGGTGAAACTAACCCATGGTCGGTAACGGTCAATAGTGTGGTCAAGGAAGAGGGGGTCGATTATACCGTCAACTATAATCTCGGTGTAATCACGTTTGTTGCCGGTCATTTACCGGCTAATGGTCATCTTGTAAAAGCTTCATTCGAGTTTTATTGTCATTGCCGTTTTGGGGTTGATCACATGAAGGCCTCGATGAAATTTTATGATAATCATACATGGGGACAAATCACGATTGTGGAGGAAAAAGATGACGAAGAGTTGCTCGTCTGAGTTGGGCACACATATTGCTGGACGAGTAACCACATTGGCAACATGCTGGAAAATCGTCCGTGAGGATGAAACCGTGCTTGGGTTTACTGACCACGATCGTAATTTAACTTACGATGGGGTCGTGTATAAAGCGAATACGGGATACGACCGTACGAACCTTGTACAGAATATAGATCTTGGGGTGAATAACCAAGAGATTACAAGCATCCTTGATAGCGCCGCCATTACGGCGAATGACATTCGTGCTCAAAAATACGTGAACGCGGCTATTTATGTATTTACGGTCAATTGGGCGGATCTCACCATGGGAATTATTAAATTACAGAGAGGATGGATCGGTGAGATAAGGATGGAGGACGATAAGTATATCGCCGATTTGAGGGGACTTGCTAGTGCTCTTGATCAAAATATATTACGACTCATTAGTCCCGAATGTGATGCCGATTTTGGCGACACCCGATGTGGGTACGATTTAACCCTCGTCAAACAATCGGGGGCAATCGACGTAGCCGTGAATCAGAAAACATTCACGACGACGGGGATTATATACTCAGCCGCTAACGTATTTGACGAGGGGAAAGTTACATTTACATCAGGCGCCAACCTTGGTGTAACATACGAAATTAAAACTTCGACCGTGGACGGTACAGTCTCTTTGTATACGTTGGCCCCGTTCACGATTGCGAACGGTGATACGATAGATATTTGGAAGGGCTGTGATAAGAGGGAAGTTACTTGTAAGGCCTATAGTAATTATGTCAATTTTAGGGGGTGTCCTGACGTAATCGGCAGGGACGCTCTTTATGAATATCCGGACGCAAAAGCATGATCATACGAGATGATATCGTTAAGGCCGCGAAATGTTATATTGGAACTCCGTTCGTTCATCAGGGTCGTAGTCGTAACGGTATCGATTGTATTGGACTTATAATATGTGTCGGTAAGGATCTTGGTTTAACAAACTATGACTATGTGGCGTATGAAAGATCGCCCGATCGCCATATATTCATGAACGAATTAAGGTCAAATCTTGTACATAAGTATCTACAAGAGAGACAACCGGGTGATATTCTTACTTTTGCTTTACCTAGATATCCATGTCACGTGGGTATTTATTGTGGGTCGAACTTAATTATCCATGCCCTATTTACTCGTGGGATGGTGGTGGAACATCATCTTGACGAGAGATGGATGAACCTGGCACGTGAATGCTATAGTTTTAATGGAGTCCTATAATGGCACAATTATTGTTAGCGGTAGGTGGAGCGGCCGTAGGATCTCAATTTGGGGTCGGACCTGTAGGATGGGTTGCCGGCGCCATGTTGGGTGGATGGTTATTTTCACCACACCAAACTATGTATGGTCCACGGGTAACCGATAATAAAGTTCAAACTGCCGATTATGGGACACCTTTGCCGATTGGTTACGGAACACACCGTTGGGCGGGTTCTGTGATTTGGTCGACGGAACTTAATGAAACGGTCAATAAGAAAAAAGTGGGAGGAAAGGGAGGTGCCTCCGCCACTCAAATTACATATACATATAGCAAGTCGTTTGCGGTTGCTTTTGCGGGTAGGACCGCATACGATCTTTTACAACTATATTGTGATGGAAAGTTGATTTATGATATAACAAACTCGGGTGACCTTAAGACAAATGTTACAAAACCTGTGCGGTTCAAATTTTACAAGGGAACTGAGACCCAGGAACCTGATTCGACGATCGAGTCGATCAAGGGCGTAGGGAATGCGACCGCATATCGTGGGATCGTGTATGTAGTATTTGAGGATTTTGATCTGACAGAATATGGCGGTAGAATCCCATTGATTGAAGCCACGATCTCGTTTAACGGCGCCGTGTCATATCCGTCGGAACGATTTTGGCCGACAAACGCGGGAATAACATATCCAGGCACTAATTGTTTTATACGTGATCCTATTCGCCCGTACATATATGTGGTAGGTGGGAATAAAATTTCAAAATTTAATATTACAACGAATGCCGAGGTCGCATATAATACGTTAAGTATTTCATTAAATAGTACTACATTATCGATTGACCCTGAGGGGTTTATCTGGTGTCAAGATGATGTGGATACTAAAACCGATAAATATTATAAGATCGACCCGAATACATTGGAGATTATCGACGAATGCGGACTAATTAATCAATGGAACGCTTCGGCATGGTGGTGTATACAAGCACATAGTATTTCAATTGCAGCAAATATGCCACAGTTCGTTGGGTATGAAAAAGTATTGATTGTAGCCTCATATTTTTATGGTGGACGTATTGATTTTATTTCGCGTAATCTTATGGCTCTCGATACAAGCGATTTACAACCGGACGAGTCACTCGACGACCTTCGTTATTTAGGCAGAATCTCATTTAATTCATCATGGTTCGGTGGTGGGTATAGCCCGATTGATGTGGTTGTCGATAAAGATTCGATCATTTGGGTTTTGGGAATTATAGGTGCTACAGGAGCATCGAGCGGTGCAGGACTATACCGCGTATCCGCTATACTTGTGGATAATTCGGATCAAGACACATATTTTGGTACACCAAAGGTGGTAACGGGGGCTTATGGAATTATCAGTTTAACCGCTTACTTACCTCACGGACCATCAAGTTTTATTTATTATCCTGATGATCATTCATTAATTATATTTGCAAGCAAACAAACCTACGACTATGACGGTATAGCCGCAATTAAATGGGACATCGAGGACATGTCGGTTATTGCTACAGCAACTTCTACTGATATTCCGAACTATCCTCAGTTTAGAACGAACTCTCGTATTGGTGTTCAAAATGGTAATATCATTATCGCCAGTCATATTGGCGCCACAATTTTAAAAGCCTCGACTCTTGAGGTGATCTATGGTCCATATTCATGGTCGAATTGGGGTACATCTTATGGTGGTATTGGTGACATTTATTGGGACGACGAATCGAAATCGATTTGGCGTGCAGATAATTCGTCCGTGTTTGGTTCACCTTATACTCATGATACTATTCTGCGATGTTATCTCGATCGATTGACGGGACTACCGGAAACATTAGATGATGTCATCACCGACATGGCCGTACGATCAAAGAAGTTAGTGGCCGCGGACATCGATGTAACTGACTTAACTGCTATTAATGTGTATGGATATCTTATCGGTCGCCAAATGAGTGCAAAATCTGCGATCATGCCGTTACTTCTTGGCTATTTTGTGAATGGCGTAGAATCCGATTGGAAAATAAAATTTAATCTACTTGGCGATGCAAGTTCATTTACGATCGATGAAGACGATCTTGGGGTCGAGTCCGACGTCAAGAACTCCGAGATTCAAGTCGAGGAATCCCAACTCCCAAAAGAATTCGATGTTGTTTTTATCGATCGTCAAAGAGCCTATCAACAAAATGTAGCAAGGCATGCGAGACATGCCGATACGGTAAAATCGACTCAGGTCGAATCGATCGAGTTAGCGATCGACCTTACTCCGAGCGAGGCCAAACAAATTGCGGCCAAGTATCTTTATCATATATGGAATGAGCGAGTCGGACATGAACTTCGTCTTGGGCCGAATTATATGTTAATCGATCCATCGGATGTGGGAACCCTGACGATCGGCACAACCTCTTATACGGTGAGGGTTGTAAAAGCGACGGTAGGAAGTGGTCTGGGGATCGAGTTACAAGTATCACACAACGACCCCGACAACTATACCTCATTACTAGAGGGTTTTGGTGGGTCAACGTTGTTGACTAACACGCTACAACTTGTTGGTCCGACGGAATTGATTCCGCTCAATACCAACTTACTCCGCGATTTCGACGATTACGGCGGATCGGCCACACCGCTCTACTTTGCTGCTTGTTCTTACTTGACGGGTTGGCGCGGGGCGGTCATATTCAAATCACAGGACAATAAACTGTACGATGAAATAGCTACTGCGTTACATTCGGTAACGTGGGGTCATGCGATGAATGCCCTCGGCACGTCAAATCAATGGGCCACGTGGGAACGTTACAAATATCTCGATGTCTCTCTTGTAAGGGGGACGTTGGAATCAAAGACGGAATTACAGGTTCTTAACGGTTCGAATGCCGCATTATTAAAATGCGGCACGGGGTGGGAGGTGATTCAATTCACCACCGCTACTCTAACTGGGACAAATTTATACCGACTTACAAACCTACTTCGTGGTCGGAGAGGATCGAACTATTTTATTGATGGACATGTCGCGGGTGACACATTTATTTTACTTGACGCCTATACGATCCTTAAACATAACTTATTGCCGGCAGAGATTAATGCTCACCGGTATTACAAGGGAGTTTCGATCGGTTCACATTTAGAGGACGCACCTGTTGTGGATGTGGCCTCGATCGGCGAACCTCTTATGCCATACAGTCCATGCTACATATTTGGAACACGTGACGGTTCAAATAACTTAACGGTCACATGGAAAAGACGTACGAGAATAGCGGGTGATTGGGTTAATGCGAGTGGAACCGTGATATTGGGTGAGTCGTCGGAATCGTATGACATTGAAATTATTGGGCCCACGGGTACGGTCCTGCGCAATATTGTGGCCACGTCCCCGACCATTACATATTCGGCCGCGGATCAAACTTCAGATGGATTAACACCGGGAGATCCCGTCTCCCTTATCATATATCAAATAAGTGCAATTGTCGATCGAGGATATGGAACGGAGGCAATAGTATAATGAGTACAACCACAAATTTAGCGGTAACTCTGATTGAGGAGTCACAGAACCAAAAGGAGGTCACCGCAAACGAGGCCTTCGAAATATTTGATGGGGCGATTGCGGGACTGTTGACGGTAGATCTTACGGGGTTATCAGGGAATGTGACCCCAACGGCCACATCGGTGATCAGGTGTCTTGTGATCAAATGTTCGGGCGCCCTTGGCGCCGACGTCAATTTGATCGTTCCTAATAATAATCATGCCTATATGCTATGGCACAACGGCACAGATTTTGATGTGATTATTAAAACGGTCGCAGGATCGGGGGTTACACTTAACCCTACCGAAGCGCAATTTGTATATTGTGATGGAACAAATGTGATAGGAATTGCGGCCGTAGGATCGGGGTCCGCGATTCCAATCGATAAAACTGTGGCTTTTAAGGATGGTCTTGGGGCTGTGATCGTACTCCCAATTGGGGCGAATGTGGATCCAACGACGGTAGAAGTTTATGTTCAGGGACTTCGACTTCGTCGTGGTAGTGGTAAGGATTATCAGGTTACAGAATCGTCACCCGGTTCGGGAACTTATGATCAAATAACGCCGGAATATTTGGATGCAATTCCGGTTGGAACGGATAACGTAGAGATTGCTTATTATGGAGCATAGGAGATAGGTCAATGAAAAAATATGTGTTTATTATTTTTGTATTAATGGTTTCCCAAATTGTCATGGCTCAAACGAGCCGTCGTTTATGGAACGGGAATGCTGATATTACGGGAACATTCCAAGCGAACGTAATTAATGCTACAGGAGATATAACGGGGGATCAAATTCTTGCAGCCACAATGGTCATTAATGGTACTCCGTTCAATATCATTAATCCGGCGTCAGGGACAGTCCCCATGTTCGACTCGGATATACCCGCATTTGTAGCAAAATTTCCGAATAATGCTACGCCATTAAACTCGTTGGATGATATTCCTGATGTTTCGGTTACGAATAAGGTGGTCGGAGATGCATTAAAATGGAACGCCGGAGCAAACATCTGGGAGGCAAGTGATGATGTTGGTTTAACAAGTGTGGCTACGACTATAATTACCGATATTTCACAGGCGAATAAATCCGTCGGGCAAGTCTTCAAATGGAACGCCGGAGCAAACATCTGGGAGGCGAGTGACGATATTGGATTACCGAGTGTGGCTACAACTATAATTACCGATATTTCACAGGCGAACAAGTCCGTCGGCCAAGTTCTCAAGTGGAATGCCGACGAATCAATTTGGGAAGCGAGTCAAGATCTAACAGGACTTGAAAGTGTGGCTATGGGGGATATCACCGATGTATCTGAAATCGAAAAGATCGTCGGTCAAGTCCTCAAATGGAATGCGGGTGCAAGTATTTGGGAAGCAAGTAATGATATTTCTGGTGGTCCTGGGTATACAGCCATGGAAGATATCACAAATGTTTCTGCGGCCAATAAGTCTAATACCCAAGTCCTTAAATGGAATGCCGGAGAATCCATTTGGGAGGCAAGTGATGATGTATCCGGTGGTCCCGGATCCGTGGCCATGGAAGATATCACAAATGTTTCCGCGACCAATAAGTCTAACACCCAAGTCCTCAAGTGGAACGCAGACGCTACTATTTGGGAAGCGAGCGATGATATTTCCGGTGGTGGGGGTGCTTCCGCCCTTAACGATCTTACGGACGTCGTACTTACCGGACCTTCCACAAATGAGGTCCTCAAATATAATGGCTCCGAATGGATTAATAGTACGGCCACAGGATCATGGCACGCGGCCGAGACGATCATTATAGCGGCCACGGATTCTAGTAATTCTATTTATGCGGATTATATATGTGATGGTACGGCGGATAACCTTGAGATCCAAGCCGCCATTAACTCTCTTGGAAAGCGAGGCGGTACAGTTAAACTACTTGAGGGAACGTTTAACTTAAATAGTATTATTCGATTAGCTACACCGAATATTAATCTAGTTGGTAGTGGTTTTTCTACCGCTTTAATTGCTACATCTACGCCAGGATCTACGACCCCAGGTATTATATGTGTCGATTGGGATTCAACTTTAATGGCCGGATGTTTATTAAAAGATTTTAAGTTAATAGGTAATACTGCATGGAGAACAAATGCATATTATTTTGGTATCGACGTTAGTCGTGCATATTATACGGTAGTCGATCATGTTTGGACGGAGAATTTTAACCAAGGATTTAGTAGTCCAGATGCAGGACAACTTACCCCTGTATTATGGCAAAATTGTTATGCATACGCATGTACTACCGGTTATATGGCCGATACCACAAAAAGAAATAGTTATATAAATTGTGTTGCAATTTCTTGTATTACAACCGGATTTAATGTTATAGGAGTATCCGAAGAAACATCATTAATAAATTGTTTAGCTGTTGGAGCAGTAGATGGGTTTGTTGTAGGAAATACGAATGCTAACGTATATATTTCATTATCGAATTGTATGGCCTACGGTAACTCGGCAAATGGTTTTGAGTTAGATGGTTTTACAACTAGCACCGGTTGTACAAGTAGAAATAATACTAATGATGGGTTTCAAATAACAGGAGATTTTAATCAACTAACCGGATGTGTTGCAAAAGATAATACTGGTATCGGGATTGCAACAACTACAGGTAGTGATAACATAACTATCAATAGTTGTGTATCATATTCTAATACCGAAGAAGGTATTACTATTATAAATGGCAAGTATAATAGTATACAAAATAATTATGTTTATAGTAATACTTTAGCAGGTATACGTATATGGGATGGCGCCGATTATACTTTTGTGATTGGTAATTATATTTATAATAATAGTCTTAGTGGTATTGAAATAGGAGATAATTCTTTATCAATTAATACTTGTTTGTTAAATAATTACATTCTTAATAACGGAGCAGCCACAAATACGGCTGCAATAGATATTCAAAATTCAACTGGAACTTTAATTGCAAATAATGTTATCAGTGATGATGTCGGTACGTCACCGGGAATTTATTATGATGATTATTCAACAAGTCCATCGACAGGTTATATTAATGGTAATAAATTTGGTCCAGGACTTGTTCAACCATATATTCAATCCGGTCAAACAGGTAAAATGAATTGGATTAATCAACCACTTGCCAACGATGTTTTGATCGCGTCGAGTTCACCGACGTCAAAAGTCGGATATGCAACGGAAACTGAAATATTGAATGTGATTACAGTTTCTTCAGGGGCGCCCACAAACCCGATTGCTACATCATGGGATCTATGGTCGGATCCCGGGTTAAAAGAAAACATTCGCGAAGTTGGATACTTAAATTTTGTTATGCCACCGACTGAGCAATCCGGTCTTGAGATGGTAGGACCTGAAAAAATAGCCAAGGTTAAATTGATTAAATTCGACTGGCGTGTCGGTCAGGAACCTGTTGAAACTGATTATGTAGACCAACCAGAAGAATACACGAAGGCTCATGCCTATTGGGTACAAGCAAAAACAAACCCTAATCGTAAGGACCAATTTGGGGTCGATATCAAAGATCCCGATTTTCCTGACCAATTAAAATCGTACAATGAGAACGGTAAAGTAACGGGCGTGAACATGTCACAGTTACTCATGATGTTACAGTATAATCAAGAATCAATTTTACAACGGCTATCCGTATTGGAAGCCGCCATACTGAAGTAGAGGTAAATTATTATGAATGTATTATTGTCGTTTGTAGTTTTCGCAGCATTAGCCATCACAACGGAAATCAAGTTTATGTGGGATTGCCCGAGCGATGAGATCGTGGATGGCTACAAAGTATATGCGAGAAGATATGGCTCGACCACATGGCCGATTCAATCGGCCGTAACGGGTAAGGGAGTGAAGGAAGTATCACTCCCGTTCGTTCCCGGGCGATATGAGGTCGCAGTTTCGTCATATATTCGCGGAGGTACGGATCGTTCGGTTATGATCGAGAGCCCAAGAAGTGCTACAATAGAGTTTACGGTACCTGCCGTACCTACGCAGTTCCGATTAACAGGGGCTACGGCTAATATTACAGGAGTCACGGAGTTTATTTATGATCTCAAATTGTTGTTCCAAAATTAAATTATTTATAGCCACACTTAGTCTCATTGTAATCATTGGGTGTGGGAGCGTTCAAACGGTCGATCTTAAGGCCGATCATTTGATTTATAACGATTTATTACGTTCGTGTGAAATCACGAACGGTGAATTACACATCAATAGTGATGTTAAATTAAAGGATTAATTGAAAAGGCAAAACTATTATGATTAGTATCGATAAGGAGATATGCTCAGGTGAACGTTTCGCTTTTGGTCAAAATTGGAAGCACTTTTTATTGTTATTAAATGAGGAACGAATAGTAAAATTCGAAAACTCTTTGAAAGACATGTTAGATGTTAGTGATTTAAAAGGAAAAAGTTTTATTGATGTTGGTTCTGGTAGTGGTGCTTTCTCTTTGGCCGCTCGCAGGTTAGGCGCTAAAGTATGTTCTTTTGATTATGACCTACAATCAGTCGCATGCACAAGAGAATTAAAAAATAGATACTTCCCCAATGATGATTCTTGGACTATAGAAGAGGGTTCGATATTGGACAAGAGTTTCTTGACGAGTTTGGAAAAATATGACGTGGTATATTCCTGGGGTGTTTTACATCATACGGGTAACATGTGGCAAGCGTTATCTAATGTTACCAATTTGGCAAAAACTAACGGACTACTTTATATATCAATTTATAACGATCAAAATGGATGGAGCAAATTTTGGCATATAATTAAAAAGACATATAATAAATTGCCATTATTTTTACAAAATTCATTTATATTTTTCGTGATGATTCCTAGAGAGTTGATGTATTTTTTTAATCCGTTATCTTTGTTTTTTTCACCACGCCGATTTATTTCCTCAAGAATTAATTATCTTCGCTCATGGTCCACGTACGATATGAACCGTGGGATGAGTCGATGGCATAATATGGTGGACTGGGTAGGTGGATACCCTTTCGAGGTGGCAAAACCGGAAGAAATACTATATTTTTTCCGGAAAAGGAATTTTATTTTGGAAAAGATGAAAACCTGCGGAGGTAGTTTAGGGTGTAATGAATACCTTTTTAGAGAATAGTGAACCATACATTAAAATAAAGGAGTAGCATCATGGATCTTGATAACAATACTATTACGATAGGGGTCATTATCGCTCTTATTCTTGAACCGTTAAAATTACGTCCAACTCTCGTAAATAATAAATTACTCCCTATTATTGCATGCGTGTTAGGGGTACTTATTTCTTGGTTTATCGTATCACCTGATAATTATACATTTAAGGATGTAGTATTTAACGGTGTAGCATTTGGATTGAACGCGATCGGTGGAAGGAGTGCGGTGAGTGCGGGAAGCTCATTGATTAAAGGTGTACCACCATCGACAATGGATACAAATTAAACTTCTTGCTGCACATAGTCCGTAAGGACTTGATTGGGTAGGACTATCTCTAGGCTGTCTCCTTGGTCCTACCCAACTTTTTATTACATGGTTGGTGGGATACCGTGATGTTGTACTATCTCAAGTGCTCTTGCTAGTCCTTTCGCGTAAGCCTTATCGAGAGCCTCCGTCATATGTTGATGTAAATCTTTTGACGCATTTTGTAGCGATTTATCGATTTTACAATTAATAAATCGCAGTTCCCCTTGTAATTCTTTTATTATAAGGTCAATTCTTGCTTTCTTAGGCATTATTTTTTCTCCAAGAATCTATACTCTTTAGGAAGCTTGTTGTATTCGACCATATAAGCCGTAGCCATGGCTCTATTTTTGGCTTGCTTTTTTGCCCACTTTGAGTTAAGCACTTCTTTACCCGCTTGTTTATACTGGCCATTAAATAATGCTTCGTATAAATTTTCGAATTGAAGCAACCGGTTGCCCATACAATAAGCCATGCTTTGTAGGGCCATAAGACGATAGCCGCTTAACTTAAATTTGGGGCCAAGAAAGCGGCTGACAATCCCAACCGCCTCATCTATTCCCTTTTGTAACAGAAATTCCGCTGCTACTTTTGATATTTTTATCTTTCTTCCTTTGTCTAGTTCTTTGATGGTGACTGGGTCGGTGATTAACGTACCGATCCCGATCGTCCAATTCCCCAGACTGTCCTTGTACGCCTGCAATTTTATCCCTTCCTGATGTTTCAACAAATTTGTTAAACTGATCATACTCATTCTCCTTTATTAATCTATTATATAATAGGTTGCTAAATCGAGGTAACTCAATATCCATGATATAGGCACCATCCATACTCATTAGATCTTTTATCGAAATAAATCCTCGAAGGGATAAAATCCCTTCGATCGATCTTACAAATATCAACGATGACATATTTACTCTAGTAATAGTTACCCCGATCATAACACCAGCGTTCCCACCGGCTTTGATCCGATTCACTAACCAAGCGACCTGCCCAGGTCGCCATTTTACCTTTATTTGTGTTTCTCTTGTGATAGTATTAAGAGAAATCACTTTTAACTCTATCCACCAATCATGTGAGTCAATACAGAAATTGACGTCAGGGGTTCCCGATCCGATGGACGATTCTACTCGTTGCCAATGCAACAATCGAGCTTGACTCGCCAATTTAGTTTGTAAAAACTGATTCAAGTCCTTTTCCGTGTTAAACATAATACTCTCCCATAGCAATCAACCAAAGTATAAAACCTAATAAGGCGAATAATCCTAGGATTATGCTTGATACGGCCATGACAATTTTATAAGTTGTTCGTTTAACGTGGACAACTTCAACCACGACTGATACAGTTATAATTATTAATGCGGACCATAATATAATACCCCACAAAACATGCTCTATTGTCATCTCTCTATGTCCTTTACATGGTACCAATCTGGACCTATCGCAACATCTGTAGCGATTGGAACCTCGAGTTTTAAACATGTCTCCATGATGTTGGCCGTTTCCATGAGGGCCTTTTTAGCCTCTTTTGTTTTCGGCATGGACCCGTCGAGTTCATCGTGGACCGTGATTCCTGGTATTCCGAGAATCCCATACACACCTGACTCATAAGTTTTTACCATGGCCAACTTCATCAAATCAGCCGCGGATCCTTGGATAAGACGATTAAGTGCCGTGTACGTGCGCGCCCGTACGACATTCTCCCCGTACGCGCTCACGGCTAGATCATGATTGAACGGTTCCTTGTAATCTTCCTTACCTTTGTAATTTCCCTTTGGTTCCCATAAGTCGAACCTCGCCCGACGACCGAGAATCGTGGTGATGTATCCTTTTGCGTCCGCTCTTTTTCCCACATCCTCCAACAATAAACTGATGAACGGAGTTTCCTCAAAATATTTCTTGAAGATTATATCAGTCTCGGCCTTGGGAAGGCCAAGTTTTACGGCCAACTTCGACTTGCCCATGGCGTAGGCCAACCCGAAATTGATGTTCTTTGCGGGTTTACGGTCGATCCCACAAAGATCCGCGACCATTTGGTGGAAGTCGGTCTTGGGATTATCACAATACTTATCCCTGGCCACGTTTGCTTTTCTTAGTCCGCGGATGTAGGCATAATGGACCATGAACCGGTACTCTATTTGTGACCAATCAATTTGCCACCATTGCTCCCCCGAGTCCGGAACATACAATTCACGAATTTGTTCTGAGAATGATTCCGTTCTTCCCGGTTGTTGTTGTAGGTTTGGTTGGGAAGACGAGAATCTTCCTGATACCGTGCCATATTCATCGCTACGAAGTTGATTAAAGGTACAATAAATACGACCATCACAAACGTGTTGGAATATCCCCTTCTCAATGAAGTTATTCCATGCCGTATTAATCCGTCGAGTCTTGAGTATAAGTGAAGATAACGGATCGTCCTGATTTTGTAACCAATCCGACGTGATCGAAGCCTTTTTTGTTTTCTTCGTGAGCGGGTAATCAATCTTCAATTTATCGTATGCTTTTTGAAGATCATCAGGGGAACGGATAGCTAGTTCCCAACCGACGAGATCTTTGATCTCCTTCATGGCGTCACGTTCACTTTCTTGTAATACCGCCATATTCTTCTTGGCTTTCTTCATATTAATCCGTATTCCTTTTTTCCTCATCTCCAAGAGCATAGGAATGAGTGAAGTTTCAATATTAAATACATTGTCAAGTCCTTGAGATGTAATCAATGGAAATTGTTTCTTGAATACCTTCAACGTACTTATAGCATCCATTTCGCCGTATGGAGCTACAACATCGGCAGGTAATTGCCACAAATATTTTCTTACATCACCTTTAAATTTACCGATGTATTGTTCGGCATCGACTTCAAGTTGATTCGTGATCTTCCAGTCTTTTTCCGAAAGATATTGTTGACAAAGACCCAACAAGTGATAGGTCTTTCGATATTCGTCTAGTAATGGTTCGGCGACCTGGACATCATAAAATGGTCCCGAAAGTTCAAACCCCGACGAGTCCAACCATTCGAGGTCGTAGATAATTCTGGCCCCAACCTTAGGTTGATTCCTCCTCGTCATTTGATCGTTAAACCATCTTCTTACTGTATTAATATCCATGTTATAATCGTTACCGATTACAGGATGAGTTAACGGCAAGTAGCATGACCAACCATCCACGGCGATCGATATTCCTAATAATCGTCCATCACCGCGATATCCTCCCGGACCATTCTCCAATAGATGTGGATCATAGGTCTCCGTATCCACTGCGATCATCCTTGCCGACGAAAGGTCTGGTAGATCTTTTGTTGGACTCCAAATCAATTTTCCGTTCTTCTTTTTTAACATTTAAATATACTCCAATACGATGAACTAGTATATATGGCGTAAGGACAATACAAAAAACATACATATATTTGTCAGGTTTTATTATTTTACTGTTACATAATACATTAACCTGACCACAGAAAAATCCTCCAATACTACACCAAAAAATTATTACGATAATTACTAGAATAAATCCAATCGTCAACATGAAGAACCTCTTTGTGTTCTTTCTTGAATAGCCACCTTACGGCGGCCAGTATCCAATCGCACCTTAAGTCATCATGACTATATAGTAAATCCTTAATCGGGGTATGATGTTTCGGTAACTTACCGTACTTCTTCCAACATAAATGATATCGCCACATAACGAACATTGGAATAACGGCTGTTCGAAAATATGGATGATCAAAACGGTCGATTAGGTCATGGTACCATTCATAATTGTCGTTTCTCATGGGTCCAGGGCATAAATTTATTCCATAAATGTGGTCGATATTAGCACAAAGTTCTTTCCATATATGAAAAAATAACTCCATATCAAGATCGAATTGATCGGCGTCACCAATTATATATCTCGGAATAATGTCGCCCGTTAAATATGGATCCTCAGCGAGTAATCGTCCACATTCAGCCATACTACTATATAATTCCCAATCTGGTCGTTCGATATACACGTGTAAACTATCGCTCCAGTGGTGATACGTTCCTACAGATAATCCTAACTTCATGGCTAGATATTGTTGTATGGTACTAAATTGCACACAATCTGTACCATAGGCTCCCCAGATGAGATCGTTCGACCGGCAAAAGACGGACATATTTAAATAATTGCCTCGTATCTTGAAATAGGCGGTCGTGTTACAAGGAATATCGGATGATTCGACATTCAAGTCGATTATCGGGTCCCATATTTGAAGAACCCCCTGCCGAGAACTAGGATCTCTTTTCAAGAGTTTTACGATCTCGACTAACTGATCTCTCTTGATCGTTATAGTGTCTATTATAGTGCGCTTATACGACGGAATAACTATTCTTTCAAGTTTTCTTAATCGATATCCATAGGCTCCATGGAATTGACCACCATTATCAGAAAAGTCTACAACTTTTTCGTTAAATTGACGAAGAAACTCCACATCATTTCTTCCTGCCAATATCCATAATGATTCAAAGAAATGGAAAAATGGATTAATCTGGCGGAACCGGTTGAATAATATACATTCGCATGGAAATTGGTATTGTGTAACAACGGGTGAATCAAATTCAAACGTCTTCATACCTCTCGGTGCTACTTCTATATGGTATTTACCGATTAAGGTTATACCTTCGACGAAGGCATAATTTACATTCTTGGCGAATATGTGTCTCATAAATAATCTTCCTCCATTCTTTGTAATATATTCGATTGCTTTTCTGTTGGGTGACGATTTTGTTCAATCACCCAATCAACCATTGACTCGATAAACCGTGATTCCCAATCAGTTAGTTCATCAAGTTCATCTAATTCTTTTACTAAACGTTTAGCTTCTTTCAATGATATGCTCATGTGTCACCTCCATGATTTTGCTATTTCTAATTCTTGGTCGAGTGTTTCCTCGACCACATCAGCCAACTTGTATATTTCTTCTGATATTTCTTCTGAATAAAATGTTCCTATAATTAGAATACTAATCATGTTAAATATATCACTAGTAATTAAGCCATGGTCTAACCCCAATATTTGTTCTAATAATCGGCACGTATCAATAATTTGTCGCTCCTTATTCATGCTATTCCTCGTCATCTTCTTTCTCCTTTCTACGGGAGCGTATAATGGCGCTCTTTTTTCGGGTATAATAAGTAGAGAGCTTTTTTTGCCCTCGTTGTTGCCACATAAAAGACACGATCTTCTCGTGCATGATCCTTGTTCATGTAAAGATGGGTCATATTCGTCATATCAGGGCACACAACCACGTTGTCACATTCTGCGCCCTTAACGGCATGAATCGTGCTGATCAGGATCCGATAGTGATTTGTCGGTTCCTTTTGCCGTAACATACCAATGATATAGTATACTAGTCCTGGATTTATTTTCTCCAACGACTTGTGCCATATCTCAGTCTTTAATAGTCCATAATATTCAACGAGATTATTCATCGTGAGCGGCAAGTCCTGCCGCCATTTCAAATTTCTACTAAATTTTTTGTCCACGCCCGTACCTGGGCGTAGATATTTATAGACCAATGTCGCTTGATCCGTCGTCAACGCCGAACCATTCCTCATCTTTTCCCAATATTTAGCGACCGTAATCGCCTCCAATTTTGATGAATCAAAGTTGTATGACTTATATGAAAAACCCTGCGACCAACAATGTTTTTCAAACGTTTTTGTAAACATTTTGTTACGGCACAGGATCATCCAGTTACCAGTTTGTAGCGGTAACTCCTCGCAACTTGATACATACGAAACCGATCCTTCGTCATTGTTCGGCAGCCAATCTTTTTGGTACCGGTTCTCAATTCTTGACGAGATCTGATTCGCATATTCATATATTTGTCTCGGCAATCGGTATGATTGACCAAGGACCTTATACTCATCTTTTTTGATGTGGAGGAAATTGTCCACATCCGCCCCCGCCCACTCGTATATAGCCTGATCGTCGTCCCCCGCTATATACACTTTATCAACGTTACAAGTTAACTTTTCAATTACGCGCCATTGTAGCGATGACAAATCTTGGGCCTCGTCAATAATCACGACCTTCAATTTAGGGACAATACCACGGTCAATATATTGCTCGAGTATGTCCGTGAAATCGAGTATCCCGTTATGTTTCTTGTAACGTGAATAACTCTCGCAAAACCATTCGAGTTTTACGTAGTCAATCGGAGTGCTTGAGTTGAACTGGTTAGCCGCTTCGCGTAACGTTATACATTTGATCCGAGCAAAATTATCTATCGCCAACATGATAGAACCTTCATCCTGAGCAAAAGAAACGACCTGAAGGTCATCATCACCAACAACCCTATGTACATTTGATAAATCCACACCCAATTTCCTACCAAGATAAACAGCATGTTCATATCCGAACATATCCCTTGTGGATAATCCAAGGAGGTTAAACGTGATCGAATGTATCGTTGAAATATACAAAAATTCCTCGGGCGCAAAGCCGGTGACCTGTGTGATCACGCGATCTCGTGCTTCATACGCGGCTTTACGAGTAAACGATAAGTAAGCAATCTCGTACGGCTTATATTTTTTAAGCGAACTTTTTAGAATATTCACTAATGTGGTTGTTTTCCCCGTTCCCGGGGGTCCCATGATTAATGTTGTTTTCATTAGTATGGGTGCTCCGGTTCCATGTGTGGCGCTACGGGTGTTGTAATAATCGTGGGTTTGTAAACCCACACATTTAACGTCGTTTCTTTTACCTGTATTGTATTATTTGTTAGACCATAGTTCTTTAAAATGGAGTAAATCTCATTTGGGTCCAACCCCTTAAATGATTGTGTAGAAATATAGTCTAGGAAATCTCTGCCACGAAACCAATACTCAAGTAATTCCTCATTATAATAAACTCGACCAACAAGTATTTGATCGATATTTGATGTCATCTTTTGACCCGTGCAAAATTCGTTCAACCGTTGCATGAGTTGTCCCTTGTTTGAATCCTCGAAAGGTACATCCACGTTTACGACATTCTCCATTAATCTATTCCACATACCGTCCCAATCTGTTCTTTTCATCGTTGGGATCATGGTATTTAATTCCTGTGCACACAAACGTTGGAACCGAAATGGCACGATCAATTCGTCTATAATCACCGGTCCGATCCTTCGTCCATTAACGTCAAGAAAATAAATTGGGGGATCGGTAAGGAATTTAATGATCGAAGATACCACAGGTATAACGTGATTAGATTCGTCAGTTATGCCATACGCTCGAGTTAAACAAAGTGCACGATCGCAATGTGAAACACAAGGTTGGTCGGTGCATTTGTAGTTATACACCTTTTTATTTAACGACTTAACTACCATTTTAACCTCCGAAACATTGAGCGGAGGTTTCATATATTTTTTATTACATTCATTAAGTACGGTTTCCCAATTTTCGGTATCAGATTTACGTAAGTAAACTCCGATACCAAAAAGACCATTATTACGCGATCCCTTTGGGAACGATAATTTTGCTAAATAATTTATGCAAGGTGGACCGTCGGGGAATATGTCAGATTGCCCGCCGACCGGTACCGAAAATTTCTCGAGCTCCTTTTTTGTAATACGCTTCGAGTAAGCGTATTCAATAAATTCTTCCACCGAGAGTATTGTACCATTCGCGATACAATAACGTTCGGTATCTTTCGCATTAAAATAAGGCATGTTTAGCCAGTTAGCTAAATCACCCTTAGACGCAATTATCTTTGTTTGTTTAGGGAATACTTCGCACCCGCCAAATCCAAGTGTTCCCGCCGCTTCCGTCAACTTGTTTTTCATCAATGATGCTGGCACGGTCTCTTTTGTGAATAGGAATATGTGCAGGCCTCCCGATTTTGATCGACACATTACAAAAGGAAGTGTGTGAATGCTACAACTAAATTCTTTCGGGTTTAAATCGTAACGATCTACGTCGATTACCCCCCATGACACGGTATTATCGTCCATGATCGGAATGATCCCTAACCCGATATGACCATTAAGATGACTTTTCCAATTATTGCTATCATACTTTCCTACTATTGTTCTTGCACTCCCTACTTTCTTACCGTCTTTTTCTTCTTCGATCTCATACGTACCATAAGCACGTTTGAGCCCCTGAAATAAAGCGGCAAATTTATCGACTACATTCATGACCACCTCACCAAAGTGGAGAGGGGTTTTTGGCCCCTCTCCTATATAACACATGCTGACTACATTTAACTACGCAATTAATATTTAATAGGCGTCATGCTCATCGTCGTCATTGCCGTCTTCGACCGGAGGAACCACATCTGTGTCCATTCCTGATTTACTATAATCAACCTCAGGACCTTCACCGGCGTCGATCGATATCGAATATTGTTGGGCTAAATCGAATAATCTTTCGGATTCAACCATTTTATTTATCTCAATGTTCCACCCGAACCACGAACCCTTGTCGTTTGACTCACTCTGTGTTGATATTGTATAGATATAGGCGAACATGGGTGGATTAAATAATCCCTCATCACCGTCTAACATTAACTCACGCATCTGAGTGACCCATTTCCGTGATTTCTTGAGTTGGGTGCTTGTGAATGCAAGTACGGCCCGTTGAACCCCCACGATATCGTCCTGGTTATCTACATCCACAAGTAATACGAAGAACTGGGCTGTTTCTACGAGTAGGTTACCGTTACTAAGAACAATCTTACCGTCCTCATTACGTTTTGCATTCTGAACGATTGCCGAATTTTTATCATGAATACGGACAAATCCACCGCCGGTTTTTCGATCCTTCCACTCCACAAATACTTTCTTGTAGGCCGTAGGGACAATATCCACGGATGCGTATAATTCATTCGTAACCGTGTTGAATATATCTCCTTCTTCGGCACCCTCTATATATTTCTCATGCCGCGGATTTTTCTGTGGGGATCCCGATTGAATAATCGATACGAAAGGTATGGCTACATCATCAAGGGTAATATTTTGTAGTCCTCGACTACGATTCGCATACATCTTATTCGCTAACGATGCAATTACTGGTGGTGCGGTTTTTTCTTTCACCACCAGAGCATTCTTTGTGCCCTTCGGTGGAGCCGTTTTCACGGATGCTTTTTGTACCGGTTTATTTTTTGCTGGCGCGGGCGTGGGTTGTTTTTTCATTGGTTTTACTCATATCTTTCTTTAGTTTCTTTATCTTTGCAACACGGTAATCATATAACCCGAAGAGATCTTCGGGTAACTTTACGCCATTTTTGCGGCATTCTTTAATGAATGCTCTCAACGTTTGTGCATGAACTCCTTCCTTATCTTCGTAACCAATTTTCTTCTTATCAAGAAACGTGGTTACGATTGACTTTAACTTATCTTCTCCCTTACCCAACCAAATAATTAGTTGGGTTTTGATAATATCGCCATAACCTTTATCCCTGAGCCACTTATGGGCGGCTTCCTTATTGGCTTCAGAGATGTTGCCGGCGGTCTCATTATTCACTTCAATCTCTAAGCCGTCAGCTGTTTGAAATTGCGTGACCCCCAGTTCATCCATGGCCTCAGGAAGTTCAACCTCAACAATGTTACGAAGATCGATTTTCCTGATTTTGAGATCGGCCTCCCTCGAATCGATCTCCTCGGAAATGGCCACATACTTCGCTACAAGGAGACTGATTGTGGCCATCTTTTTCTCATCAGGCGACATCTTCCGTGCCGCCTGCTGTAACTTATTTGTTGCAACCATAATTCCTCCTAGAATTTATATTGTGGATCGAGTGGCGCGTCTTCATCCAATCTTACTATAAAGATAGGGCATGCGGGTGCATCAGGAGCAATTTCACAATCGCCAGTGTCCGTCGACCATTTAAAATTACTCCGACAATACCATCCCTTATCGATCTCCTGTCTTACCACATTCGTCTTCGGTGTGGCTCCGATTGTGTTCGCCCGCGTAAGTTCGACTTGCTCGGTCCTTACGATAAGATGCAAGGACCATGCACAATTTCCACATTTCATATTTTGTGCCATGATGTTATACCTTAAAGGAAACTGCATAATATTCCTTTTCTCTTCTGTCCCATTTGAGACATTTGAATCTTCCACCGTTCAAACCTGCTGCAATTGCGCAGGCAAGTCCAATTAATGACGGATCTCCGATTGGGAGAATATAATCACGGTCAGAAAACCCACGAAGTTTTTCCTTCATAATATCAACATATTGAGTATTATCGATCTCGGAAGTTTGTTCCTTTGAGTTGTTGATAATTACTCTCAGTTCACCAAAATTTTTTGCTCCCAGTAAACTTTTACCGGGAGAATCTTGAACCACGAATACTTTACTCATATCCATTCCTTCCAATTATCCCCGTTAATAAAATCGAGGATGTCTTTTCGTTCTCTCAATATCTTAAATATCTTCTCCTCCACCGTACCAGGAACATAAAGATCCACATACGTGATCTTTTTCGCTATTTGCCCGATACGGTTTATTCGGTCCTGCGATTGTAACCTCACGTCGAGAGAATAATCATTATTGTAGTAAATCATATTATTTCCACCGACTAGGTTCAACCCAAACTTCCCCTTCATCTGGGTACTTACAAAAAATTGTACCTTCGAATTATTATTGAATTCATCGACCATACGGTGTCGATCTGTTGGGGAAAGTGTTTCTCGACCTGCAAATTTTATGATCGATTTTTGGCCATATTGTTTTGATAATCTTTGAACAATATGTTCAACTGATTCTATAAACGTCGACCATATAACTGTCTTGCCATTCATTTCTTCCAGCACATGGAGCAAGACGTCATCTCGATTTGAATCTAAAACCGCGTGAACACTCCCATCGTCCGTCAACACATGACCACAGAGGATTTGGCGCAACTTAATTATCTTTGTGATAACAAGTTGTGCCGTGATGAACTCCTCATTACCCAAATCCACGATCATTTGATCACGCATCTGCTCATAAATTTTTTGCTGTTCTTTCCCTAATTTTACCTCATACTTAAGGTAAACTTTTTCAGGAAGATCGATACATTCCTCTTTCGTAACACGATATGTATAAGGATCAATAGTTTTCTTTAGATCGTCGAGGCATTGATAACCAACGACTGTTTTGAACGATCGTCCACCAGCACCATATCGATCTTCCAATACCGCATATTTAGCCCTAAACGCTACGAAACTTCTACCCAATATCGATTGGTCTAGGAATGAGAACTGTCCATACAAATCAAGTGGCGAATTTGTGACAGGCGTGCCCGTAAGAATACGTCTATACGGGGCCAGATGTCCTAGATTACAGATAACTTTAGTACGGCTCGCGGTCGTACTTTTGATGATGGTCGATTCATCGACCACGAACATGGCCTTACGATATTTTAGAAACCGCATAGCCATCATGGTTCCCGATGCTCGATGTCTCTTGTGAGCCGAGAATGACTCGACATTCATGACGAGAAGATCAAGCCGGTCCTGATGACCACGGAAGTCATACTTTAACATGCTAGGTGCTTTTGCCGCGTCCCACAAAATAATATTGGTTCGCGACATCACACTCTCAAGGGCATGTTCCGGCCATTGTTCAAGCGACCATTGGAAATACATGCTTGCGGGTGCCACGATTATGGCCCCATTGATTTTGCCTTTAATGAACAAGTAACAAATATTGTCGATAATTACTTTTGTTTTACCTGTACCCATGTCCATCGTTAAAGCAAAAATTGGTTGGTCGCGAGTTAACAAGAAACCTTTTTTCTGATGTTTATACGGTTTTGTCCTAAACGAAAAGTTACAAGGAGGCAAAACCACGTTGGCTTTCTTGTAATCTTCAACCTTCCTATCCGCAAGTCTTTTTGCAACATCTATTTTTGTGGTCATTATTTTGTCGTATATGTTACTTTTTTTCCATTAATCGTTAACTCCAACGTCATGTGGATGGTCAATTGTCTAACATCAATTTCAAGCATCTTAATCCACTCGTCCGTTAACTCGTCCTCAGGGTGAGAATTAATATAACGGATCTTCTTGATCCCCGCCGGTATGATTGCATCCTTCATGCAACAATGACAGGGATGATTGGTGCTATATAATTCGCACCGTGACACATGATGGCCTAGAGCTGAAGTGGCCTTACGGATAGCATTTACCTCGGCATGTACGACATAGTCGTACTTATTAGGTGTTTCCCAAATGGCCGTTTCATCAGGAATATTTTTTGGGAACCCATTATACCCAAAGAACATTCCTCCCGTTTCCGGGTCATACACCACCGCACCCACTTTAGTACGTGGGTCCTTCGATCTTGAGATCGCAATTACTCCCGCAACCGCGAGGCAAGTCTCCTGCATGCTAAACGCACTAGATAGTGTCATTGTTTTCGGTGGGATCATCGCCGTCCTCCATGATATGAACCGTGATATGGGTCGGATCATAACATAATAATTTTTTAACGTCGTCTGCCGTTTTTGTGGTGGCTATTTTTACATTTATGTACGGACCAAATAGTTGACAATATTCGAATCCTGACGATAAAGCTGCACGTATCCATGGCAACCTAAATATTCTATGTGGGTATGCGCACGGGTAAATGAAGATCGATGTAAATAATTTTGTGTATAGTTCCGTTTGTGCCGGAGGTTTAATGGTTCTTTGAAACATTATATTCCACCATACGTGAACAAGACGTTGGTCGTTCACGTCAATATCGTGTATACGACGCATTGACCTTTGGATACCCTTCAACTTATCCCGATAAATCGAGATCAAACCGTCGAGCGAATAATCAAGATCACTATATTGTAGCACAGGTTTTATATCGTCTTTTTCCAAGGAGATTAAGGCTAGGGCGTTGTAAGCCTTAATCATTAATTCTTGATTGTGCTCATTAATCGATTCACCGACCACATCTCCACCATAATAATCGATAAAACCTGCGGTCATATCGCCCTTGATTAATCCGCTCTTATGTTCTTCTATATACCGCCTTGCGTGATTAATATCATCCTCGAATCGTTTAACGACCGATCCGCCCGCACGCCCTTTTATCCAAAGCGAATATTGAACCTTGGACTCTGGGAGTAACCCTTCGAAATATTCCTCTGCCGTCAAGTAATTTTTATTCATTTGTCGACTCCATGGCATAATTGCCTAAAACCACACCAGTTACAAATACCCTGGCAAGTCGTATTGACTCTTGGAAAGTATTGAATTGTTTTTGGTGTATTAGTGGACTTCTTTTTGAGAAGATCCATCATCTCGCCAATACTTTTTGTGATCATTTGTTCAGCATACTTAATATCCTTGTCCTTAATTATCCAAGGTTCAAGGACCGGTGGATTGTTATTCACGTAAACATCAACGGCTTTAATTTTGTATGCCGGAAATGTATTATATGTTTCACGTAAATAGCAACCGTAAATCCCCATCTGGGCCGCATCCGCCGTTTTGCGCTTACCCGTCTTCCAATCGAGCATAACAAGATAATCCTTATCATCCTTATAGATAAAATCGATCTTTACCCACACTTTTGTCCCAGCAACAAAGGTAAATTTTAGTTCCTCGATCGATAACCAATTCTCCGGTATATTTAATTTTAATATACTAGAGAATAAACCTGAGTCGAGGAAATTGGACATACACTCTACGGCCTGAGTGATAAGTCCCTGTAGTTTATTATCTACCTGTAGACTATAATAGTGGTCTATTAACCACAGGGATTTTGGATTCCCCTCCATTGTTTGTTTTTTGGAGGCTAACCATTCCTTCGTCATTTGTTTCGGCAAATTTCGAAGAATGTCGGCACGAATTTTTTTGCTCATTGTCGTGCCGGAGGATAGCATCTTTAATAAAGTCTCGATCTCCTTATGGATCGTGTCGCCAACCCAACCGGCTAACCCCATAAGGTTTTTCAAACGATAGGCCAGTTGGACATCCTTCGGTGCGCCAATATTCCATCCACCCCATGACAGATAGTAATGATAGAAATATTGGCGCTTGCACATGCTAAATTTGTTATACCGCGAATATGACCAGGTTAAATCGTTCTCAAATGACATTACTTTTCTCCATCAGATCTATCGGGATAAGCGGGATAAGTTCTGTTTGTAAAATATTTATCGTCTTTCATTACTATATTGTCCACATGCGTGGTCGATAAATTCGATAAATCAACATTCTCAATGAACCAATTATCGTTCTTCACAACGATATTGGCCATAAAGGCTACAGGATTTAATCCTAACCTTTTTAACTTATTTGCCATGGTCGTGTGTTCTTTTTTTGTCATGGCAAAGTAAGTAATATTAGTGTACATATCACGTCCATTCATGGCCATGATCTCGTCCCTCGAAAAAGTTAAGGAATTTAACCAGTAATTTTCAAAGGCATTCCACACGTTCGGAACCCATTCTGCTATGATTTTAGAAATGACATAGGCATAATCACGAAACTCTTTTTGTGCATGCGGGTTTAATCGTTGAAGACAAAAATGGTATAAGAGATTATTGAGATCGATCGTCCAATAAGCCTCCGTGTACGTGAGCATGGTTAGTACTCCCCTAGCCATTTCTTTTAACAACCCATACTTTCGTAATTCCGAATATAATGTTGACGATCGATCGGTAAATTCTTGAATCAATTCGATGATCTTTTGCCGATTTGTCGGATAATCGACCAACTTTTCGGATTCAAATCGAAGATCGGTAGTACTCGGTACTTCCGCATCCAACATGGCTTCGGAGTAGCGAGTCGAAAATTCCACAAATGAAGCGGTACGGTACCGTTTCCATTGTTCCCACACGTGACGAGGAACTTTCACGTGGAGTCGAATCTTTAACGCTTCAAGCGGGGTCCCATGCCGGTATTCCACGATCTCTTTGATCAAGGTGATCTTATCATGTTTCGGCATATTTGTGCCGATCGATTGTCGGGCGACTTTCACAATTGTATTTTCGTCGCCAAACATCCCATCGACTTCGACAAATCCAAAATTGCCGATCTTATGCTTCATATCTAACATACTACTTTTAATATTTTCCATGGTTGGCCCTCACTTTCTTTGCCTTCTTTTGAATCTTCACAATTGCCTTCGTTCTCCGCCGCCTTTCGGCACGGTTGAATTCACCTTCATGGTCGACCATTTCCTTGTAACGAACAATATCTTCGTTAAATTTGCTGGCCTGCTTCAGTTTCTCCCGCACGTGCGCAGGTACGGGTTTTTCCTCCATCATATCGTCAGGGTCGTATGACATGCTAATAGTTCCTTACCTCGAAGAATATAGTATTTCTACCTGGGATATTTCCGATCTGCTCATGACATATTGTTAACTCGATCACCGAATCTGGATATTCGTCGAATAATGCCCACATATCGTTATAGGACGACGGATCCATGTGGGCCATGAGATATTGTTTCGCTTGTAATCCAACCAAACAATTTAATTCACGGTTCGCGAGCGACTGATCACTCGTGATCTCTTTGTAACCTAAATAAAGTCCCCCCGGAAGATCCATCACTTCGCATTGCACCCATGCAATGTCGTACATATCCTCGTTGAAGATAATCCTATCATACTCGTAACCACGAAGCACCCAACAAGAAACTACGTAGGGTATGTCATGAACGGGCACCTTGAATTGTCGCGGTCCGCCGCCGTTGATTCCATTATATCGAATCGATACACGGGTTCCCTTAAATGAGAGGTCTGACAAAAATTCTGTGGGATTCATCCAGAGCCGGACCGCATTCCCGAATAATCCCTGCTGAAACATCCGTAAACTTTGGTCTTTACTTAGAATCTTCATTGTTTATACCAACCGCCGTGATTGGTATAGTCGAGTTTATTTTTGGAACGATAATAGCATTTTCTCGTTCATAGTTGTGACTTCGACCGGTAATAATTTTAAATATCTGCTTGAGAATATAACCATGATTGTAAACAATTTGTTTATCATTCATGATCGTCTCGAGATATACGAGCATGGATTGAAAATCGAGTTTTAGGTTGTTAAGGTCCTTTGGACATATACAACCATCACGAAAATACTTATTCAGAACAACCCGTAACCGAAACTCAAGTGAATTACGAATATCTTCCCTTGGATTTGGGTCGTCGGCAGGATAGTTTTGATCGCGGAGTTTATTTATTTCATGCATAACCGCGGAATCCTTCAACGCGAGTTGTTTGTAAAATTTTGCTTTATCGTGTTCAAACTTGTCCATTAATTCAAGTTCTGCTTCCTCCGCCGATTTTTCCTGTAACTTGGCCATTTCACCATGTTCATGCATACTCTTCATGGCTACATTGTAGAACTCATTTTTTAACTTGATGAGTTCTTCCACTAGTTCGTTCTGTTCAGAATTGTTTTGACGGTCTTCTATTTTTAAAGGTTCACTCATCATTCACTCCATGGCAAAATATGTTGCCTTTGTGGTTTTCCCTGGTACCCTGTGAGGTACCCGTTCTCCCATGCTCGACGTTTCTTTTTACAAGAGAGTGAGTATGGGTTCGTATCGGGTTTTGGTTTTACGCCGTCATGGCTATCTATACGACCGGCGGCGTATCCCTCGTCATACGCCGATAGCGCCATAGCTATTACCTCGTAACTCTTCGGCCGACACGTTATTTACGATATAATGTGCATATTCGAAGATCGAAATTTCATGTTGGCTGATATGTTTCTCCATTGACTTTGTGATATAATGTATATTGTTTATCTTGTAGTTGTACGGGATCACCCGTTGAGATCTTTGTAACATTGAATACATCATATAGATACAATCCATGCCGGCAATTTCGGTGTGTATTTCGGTATGGTCCTTCAATTTTGTAATATAGTTCTTACGATACTCATCAAATTCCGGTAGGCAAACAACCGTTACCACGTCATTTCTCTGGAGTAGTAAATCCAACGTCTCCGCCATACCATCCTCTAACATTATGCCACGATTATGACGGAACACGCGGGAATAGAACATGTCCGATATGAACGACCTGTCCAGGATCACGGGTCCATGCTTGATTTGATTGACCGCGTCTACCATAATATTAGCCATGTAGTCCGATACGTTCGGCCATAATGGATATGTAAAATGACGGTAATACGGATATAAACCAAGCCCTCTCATCAAGAACATCATTTGTTTCGCAAGGGTTGTTTTCCCGCATCCGTCGGGACCTTCAAGAACAAATATGCGATTGAAGTCATAATTATCCGAAGGATATTTTGCGCTCGTGAAAGCTTTCTCAATGTTCGGGGGTTCCCAACCTTCAGGTTTTACGACATCCCACCGATTACCTCGTTTACTTTGATCTAATCGTTCTACCGCTACCTTTTTCATATTAGAGGTATGTACCTCATTCCACACGCGGTCAAACGGTATACCACACACGATCGCAAGTCCTAATGTTACATAAATAAGGTCTACGATTCCATCGGCAAAATCATAAATATCTTCCTTTGCCCATGCATCGATAATTTCACTTGTTTCTTCTTTTATGTGATTAATTTTTGCGTCTATCAGACCATCCTCGGCAAAACCCAATGATCCTTCATCCATAATTGGAACATTATATTTTTTATGAAACTCATACACGTCGTTCAATAATCTATTGCCCATCGAATGTCTCCTTTAATCTATCTAGTTCATTTCTCGCCGTATATAATCGATCGGTTGACCCATGATCCCAATTGACCGGATGAACAGTAAAAATAACCGGAACATCTGTCTTTATTCTTCTCATCGCGTCCCGTGCCTGACCGCCGAAAGCCATGATGATATCGGGTTGGTAGTGTTCCAACTTTCCAATAATATAATCAAGATCGGTTGGAAATCGCTCACTCGTCGTACGTCCTATTTGTGGCGTACAGTTTACCCATATCCATGTTTTCGCTTCAGGACCAAAGATCCTCGTGAGATTTTGCCCTGTTTTACATCCAGCAAATAGGGCATGTTTTGTAAATACCTCACGGGAGTCCTCCCCGTATCTTTTTACCATATCCACCATTCGTTCGGGATTCTTTAAATATTGGTTCTGCAACAACCCAAAAATAATCACGTTGGTATATGCATCCTCCAAATGCAATTACGAGAACATTCGGGATAGAGTGGAGCAAAGATCACGGACATTATGTTGCTATCGTAATATGTGGACAGTTGAGTAAACATCTCCTGATGGGCTTTGCTCATCTTCGGTTTATAATCTTTTATGGAAGCAAACGTTCCATACACACGGTCGATCACAAAGAATTTTTGTAGTAATTCCTTGAGTTCAGGGTACGTGAACTCACCGACTTCACCTTCGATCATGTGGTTGTCTGCGGCGCCAACTTGCGGATCAAAACAAGGGGTAGAAAGGAGGATGATCGTTTTACCGTGGGCATGGCGAACGATATTGTCGAGAAAGATTTCACCATTTTGTTTGCCTATGTGCTCGATCACCTCGAACGAGACGATCATGTCCCATTTATCGGTATAATCGTACGGGCGGCAAAGATCTTGCACCTCAAATTCGGCCTTGGGGAACCTAACACGGTTCAATTCGATTGTTTTCTTCCTGATATCGAGCCCGAGGTATCGTTTCGGTTGAAACCGGTTGCGGTAGAACACTTCGTAGAGATTACCTGACCCACACCCCACATCAAGTATTTTCATTGCACTACGCGCGCATTTGAGTACGTGCGTCCATCTAAGGTAATGGGCAAAATAATCTCGGTGATAGATATGCCGCTCGAACGTTTCGGCAACATTTAACTGGGTGGTATTATATTTTTTGACAGAACTATGGTCCTTCATATTCGTAAACTTTCTTTTATATATAAATTATATATAGTCTATATGTAACAAACTGCATTTTTTGAGTCTTGACAATGGAACATGATACACCACCGCCATGGTTTCAGACTCGCTGAGCGGTATCTCTTTCGAGAAACATTTAGTCGGCAGGATTTTTGAACTGCCATTTCGCAAAATCTTGACACGGCATGTGTCAAAACCGTTATCGTTCTCGCGCTTACTTGTCACAAAGACGAACTCATACTTAGTGGCAATTTTGGCGACATAAAATCGCCCAACGATTACCACTTATTTTATCGATTTCTTTTTGAGTCTAAATTCGTCTATTGTAATGACATGTATGCCTTCATTCATGCATGTCTTACGCAAGCGCTCGCTCACGGGGGCGATTTTTTCCCCGCGATGATAATCTAGTTTATGTTTTTTTGCGAAATTGTCCAGTTCTTCTATGGTGTCGGCTGTCACGAAAAAGTAACGAAAACTTATGTTCGAGGGCATGTATGATGTCCTTTCAAGTGACGCGTACAACATGAGGTTCCTTTTCGGAATTTGAGATTGGTATAACGCCGTAACGGCGTCGATATTGCGGGAAACTATTCCCTTTACCTAAACATAACATAAAATGTAAACAAATATGATAAAGTGCACGTCTGTGATCTACGCGGAGGACCACGTTCACTCTCTTGTTGGCCACAGATTGATATTACCGTTATCCATACATAGTATAACGGTCGTGTCATGACCATTAATACCATGACCACATATATACTCCATAGATCTGAATCGTCCAATATTTTTTCTTCCACCTTATCTTCCATTGGGTTATTTTCGACCAATGGTCCATTCGGTGGTAATTCATCTTTATTATCCATGTTATCCCCAATGATGGACGGTCCCCAAGAGAGTGCTCCTGGGGACCGTCCTAATATTAACATTAATTCGCCGCCACGGCGATATCAAGCCATTTGTTTTCGGGCATGTATAATAATTCCCCGCCCACGTGTTCCAATGTCGTAGCACGCTCGTACGATTCAACCTCCTGTGAGTATCGTGTTACAGCATTGACGAGTCCCCATTGACTGAGATCCCCGCCCTGAGCGAGAAAGTTGAGGATCCCTTCACCCTCCGGTTCCGACACAGTCCCCGCATGAGTGAGAACTTCGATCGCCGCAACCGGTTGTTGGATCGGTTTACTCTCCATTGCCGCCTTGATCACGTTCACATGTTCCATGAACTCGACCTCGTTGAATGCCGCCTTGACGACATCGCGAACCTTCATGAAGAAGACTTTTTCCGCAGTCTGAATGGTCTCATTACTAAATACTTTCATGAGATCTTCGTCGGAAGTGAGTCGTGAACCGATATGATATTTCTTCATCGTGGCGTCCGGCACGATAAGGCCGTTGCTACAAACTAGGCGATAGATAAGAGGTTCGACCTTGAACGAGCACCAACCTACCTCCGAGTTGGTGATACAAATCCCCGCCCTGACGATATCGCCCTTTTTAATCTCGGCATTAATCCCCGGATGGGATACCTTCAGGTATAATTTTGTGTCGGAAATGTCACATGATTCCACGTTCGTGAAGGAAGTTTCTGACCCGTTAGTTAAGATCGGAAGGATGGTCCCCATGAGGTCATAATTATCGATTCGACGATAATGATCGGAGAGGATTGCTCGTGCGGTAGGAATACCATCTTTCTTCGTTGAGTTCATGGTTCGCACGAGGCGTTTTGAACTATCCTGCTTCCACCAATGATTCACGTTACGCACAAGTAGATCCGGTGCGGCTTCTCTCATTAGGTCATAATATTTTTTTGGAATCTTTGTTTGTACACATGCTTGCGTGTGGGATACGTCGGTCATGCTCATTGGCGGGTGATTGAGACCGTCGAAGGTAAGTCGTATGTTACCATCGACATGATCTAATTGCATGCATTTGGTCGGTACGACGTAATCTTGTTTGCGTTTATTTTCGCTCGTGACCTGCTTGCTGAGTTCTTGTAATGTAATTCCTGTTTTCATCGTCTTTCTCCTTGCTCGTTTCGGGTCGGCCGACCCGTTATGTTTTGCTCCATGCGAGTATTATACCCTTTATTAATAGGGTGGTATACCCGTGCGGATAAAAATTTAAAAAATATTTTTTATTCTTCGGTCGATGTTCCGTCGCTCATTCGCCCTATTAACTATGTCCATGCCCACGAGAATAATAAGGATACCAATTATCGTCAAAATACTAATCATGATTTTTCTCCGTTTCTTTTTCTGGTCGTTCGTCCGTAGGTAGGGGCGACCGAGCGAAGATCACCCCTACGTGACCGATTAACGACCGCCTTTTCAGCGGAGGAGAAAGAACCCCCTCTGGGAGAGGGGAGTGTCTTATCAGTTTTATATTATACCCACTTTTAACTACCAGTAAATACCCCCGTAAAAAATTTTATTTATTTTTTTCCGCGCTCGAGGGCATATAGATTCTCGTTGATTTTTTCCATCTCCGCCATCCGTTCTCCGGAACCGACGGCGATATCATCATGGACAACCGGCGCGACGATAATCGAACAAGGTTTTGTGGCCGCACGGATCCGTTCGACCGTGTCGAATATAATCTTGACGACCTGATCGGATAGATCCTCGGTGATCTCCATCACCCGCGGAATCGCGTTCGCGGCTCTCTGACCCTCGCTGATTTTATCCATGTTAAGTAAACCGTTCAATCCTGGCTCCCTAGTCATTACTTTTCTCCTTTTTTGAGTGATCGTACATCCACCACCGCCGCTCATGCTCTGGGTTGTTCTTTTCAACCGGTTTTCCGCCGGGAACATCCGTGCAATACAAACCCAAGTTGTGCACTAAATTCAAAATACGAATCATGAGCGACGGTACGTGGGGGAACGATCTACTAGAAACATCTTGTGGTCACGTAAGTGACATTAACTATAACTGAGTTATCCGTCATGTACTCGCTCATCTCGACACGTGGAATTGTCGAGCATTTTTGAAGATGACATTTCACCTTCTCCCGTTCGATTGGACCCATGGCCGCGAGCTCTCTGTTCTCTATCGTCGACGCCCTTCTCACCCATACTCTCTTGTAGACTGACCAATACGTGATGGTGCCGTCACGGTGAAACTGGGTGTCCAATACTCTGATTGACTTTGTCTTGTTCATTTTTCCACACCGTCCTTGAAAATATTTTTTAAGCAATTTAAGCATATATGACCAACGTCTTGTCCGTGCGCCCTGATCGTGATTCTCACTTTCCTATGGTTAAATGCTACATTGTACACTTTTGGATTGACTACGGTATTTTGTACGTCATGCACGAGTTCTGTTTCACATCGATCGCAATAGGTCTTGATCATCAGTCGATTCCTCCTTTTTACTTTCTTCTTCAACCAATTTTCTGAGACAATCTAAGCAAAGATCGTCACATCCCTCGATTGTTACTTCAAGCACGACCGTCACATATTCGGCCGATCGTTGTTGAGGTTTATACTTTTTCTTCACCACATTACGGTCGTGCACTCCGATCTCGACCCCACAGTTATCACAGAATGTTTTATTCATGGTTCTTTATCCTCGGCAATAAGATCTGAATTAATTCGATCCGGTTTCTAATATCGTATGCTTGTTCGCAAACTTCATTTGGTATCGTCTCATTATCTTCGATATCTTTTGCGCTCTCAAGCATCTCTGCCAACGAGTTTTTTATTTTCATATAAGCATCCATTTTATTCCTCCAAAACTCCCCCTCCCGTTCGGGGAGGGGGGTTTATTTATTTTGACCATTTATATTATATCATCTTTAACTCATTTGTCAAGATCAAATGTCTCATTTTTTTAATGTAGTCGATCATGTCCAGTTGGGCCATATAAATCGCAGTCTTGACCGCATAGGCAAACTTGTCGGACGCGCAATTTGCGTGCATATTCAATTTTGTCGTGTTGTTTTTCAACTCAGTTTGATGGTGAACAAGTAGATCGATAAATTTTTTCATTGAACCTTGTTCGTCGTTTTTGTCGACTTCAAAATCCAAAATATCTTTGTGAAGTTTATGCTCAAAGAAGAATTCCGCCCGTATCACATTATTTCCACCATGAATGATCGAGGTCATATAACCTTGTTCATCTAATAAGGCCCGAAATTTATCCAATACTTTTCGGTTTTCAGCCATAACTTCTTTCGTGCCTTGTTTGATCATCTCGAGCAAATTCGATGTGCTGATTTGTTTCGCTCTCATTGTCTTTCTCCTTGGTCGTTTCCCCCCTCCCGATCGGGAGGGGGTTATTTCATTCTTTAAAGTTCAACCACGCGCCATTCAGATTTCGGCATAATTTTACGGTACTTTTTTGCCGCTTCTTCCGCGTCCTCTTTGGAATCAAAGAGTTCCCGCGCGTCAATCCACTCGTTCGTTCTTGTCGGTTTGTATTCGACCGTGTATTCTTTCGTCTCGCTCGTCATCTTCGTTCTCCATTCGGTTTAATCTATAATCTATATTATATCACGTTACAGCAGGTTTGTACACCCCTTTTGCAAATTTTGCAAATTAATTTTCATGCTGTTCTTCATCCCAACATTTACGGCAAATACCAAGGTCCGGCATTCCTTCCATGTCGACCAATTCGCCGCATCCATCACAGGTCATGTGAAATACGTTATAGCCGGCATATTTCGTCATATCAGAATTAAATTTATTCCAATTGGGGGTGAACGGTTTACTAACCTTAAACATGACCTGTATGGTAATCTTCATCTTTGTTATCCTTTTCGCTCGGATGTCTGCCGCCTCCCCACGTGGAGGAGGCGGTAGGGACCCGAACAATTACTTGCAAAATTCGTGAGCAATCTCTTCCAGGTTCTTGTAGGCTTTATCACATTCCTTTACGTCATCATCATTACCGTCGCCCGAGGCGTAGGACAACGTAACCCCAATCCCACGGCTCACGGTTAAGATTGCGGTCATAATCTCGGGGGTCAATTCAGGCTGAATTGCGGCCTTGGCTAAACGTTCTAATTCTATGCTCGCATCCGATACCGTATCAGTATCATACTCATTATCGTTCGCTTTCGCGTAGGATTCGCCCATGGTGAGTACTTTTTGGATTCTTAGAATGTCGCTCATGATTGATTTATTCACTTTCTTTCTCCTCGGCTCGTTCTGTGAGCCTTTTGGCTCGTTAGTATAATCTATATTATATCATGTTTTGCGAAATTGTACACCCCTTTTTGCATTATTTTTAAAAAATTTTTTCGGGGTCAAATTCGTTCAAATCCTTCGCCATTTGATCGACCATGTTTTTGGCGATACGAACCGCCGCCGCACGAGCCGACGGAACATCCGGATAACCTTTATTGCATTTTAATCCGTTAATCTTTACAGTGTGGCCAAGATCGCGGTCGAAATTAATCTCGACCTTAATGTATTTGCCGATGGTAAAATTCGGAGACCAAGGTTGACTCCAAGAGGCTGCTTTTGATGGATCCCATTTTGCCATGATTCTCTCCTTACCTCCCCCTCGACCTGGGCCAAGGGGGAGGTTCATTTTGTCGTTTTAGTAAATTTTAACGATACTTGATCGGCTGTACCACATATTCGCGTGAGGGGCTCTTACTTGGATTCGTCCGCCGTCTTCCTTTATTACTTTGCGCTCGAAGCGAATTCCGTTAATCATGATGATCGCGGTCTTTCCATTGTTCTTGTAAGTGGCTGTTTGATTCATTGTCTTTCTCCTTGGTCGTTTCCCCCTCCCGATCGGGAGGGGGTTTGTTTGTTTCATTATCTATATTATATCACGTTTCGCGATTTTGTACACCCCTTTTTTGCATTATTTTGCAAATTATTTTTTAATGTCTACGGGGTAGTTTTCATGAAGAGTCATTCGTTCGGTTTTATTCGCATTCCAAAACGATATTTGATTATTTTTGGATTCGATAAAAGCTACTTTCAACAAGTCGTCGGTAACAATCACGTCGCCAATTTTCACCGCGCTCGCTTTGACCATTTTTACTTGAATCTTTTTCATCGTCTTTCTCCTTGCTCAATCGGTATATTTATATTATACCCACTTTTGCAATTTTGTACACCCCCTTTTTGCAATTATTTGCAATTATTTGCAATTATTTTACGGCCACTTTTATATACCGATTTCCACCGGTCGTTCATCACCCAATGGTCATGGTCGAAACACCACCATACTATCATACCCCACGGATCTTCGACGACCAACTCAAGTTCCCCATCGTCATGGATAACTTTCCAACCTTTTGGCACTTCCCACGCGGGTCCACCGGGAACGTCGCAAGGATCCGCATGACTATAATTTTCATTATACCATAGATCACATTCTTGTTGTCGTAACAGCAACTCGGTCGCGGTCGTAACTGATTCGATCGGTCTAACGTTCATTTTTGTTCTCCAATAGATTACAAGCGATGGGAATGGCCAAATCTTCCGACGTGCCCAAAAGTTCGGCGAGAGTTTTTCTTTGAATAAACATCGTTTCGATATCCGCGGTCGAAATCATCTTGATTTTATACTGATATAAAATATCGTTTAAAATCACGTATACCGGTAGATATTGATGAAAAAATATATGATCTCTTTTACTTGCCTCAAATGTATGGGTGATCTCTTTATAATTCGCCAACCCAGGTAGATCCAATCTTTCCAACAAACCTCCCACGAACGTCTTAATATTCCCCAAGTTCGCGCCATTACGTTCCTCGCTCCCGAACTCGGTTTGAACAAATAGTCCATCTCTTATAAAACCTTGGCTCCCGTACCCCCATATTATTTTACCGGCATGGTCCACAATCCAAAATATTTTTTCGTATGTTCCGGAAGTTTTCATCTCGGCCTCCTGATGAACGCATGAGCAACGTCATCGATCAAAGTCGCCAGAGTATCGATCGTGTCCTCACATTTGTGGATGAGCGGTTCGAACTCGTCCGGAGTCGTCGACACTCTTTGTAGCGCTTCGTAATTGTTACGCATGGCCACGAACTGAGTTTTTATCGTAATCAAGTCATGAATCATATTCACTATTTTTTGCATGATTTGGTCTCCTTTCCCCGCCGACCAAGTTCGCCGGCGGGGATTATTTTATGTTATATTTTTTCGATCGGTCGTCCATGACGATCATTTAATTTCTTCAATTCATCGATCTGTTTCGCCCCAATCAATACCGCGTAGTATGAGTCCGCGGCCCACATGAGTTTCATAAAGTCTTCTTGTTCTTCGACCGACGGGATTTGTCCGTCGTTCCTACGGTCCAACATCTTGTTGACCGCCGTCTCATAGCAACCAGATGCTTTATACATGAGGTTGATATACTTTTCCCGCAGGTCAGTATATTCCTCGTCCGTCAACGGAAGTACGGCATTATTAAGTTTTTTTCTTACCTCGTCGATCTCATTTTTTGTGATCATGGTCTTCTCCTCTCATATTGAATTTTTTTGGTCGCGAGTTCATCCTGCATGATTATTCCTTGTATGGGATATAACCGCTCGCAAGATCATGCAAACGACTGAAATCGCCGCGAACTGCGTCGAGGATGGAACCGACAGTTCTCAACGTCGCCTCGGAACGTGCAACGACGATCGGATCCGTCGACAAACGTGAGATTGTCAATTCACGCTCCTGTAACTTTATAAGTAACACGATTAATTTTGCCTGATGAACCTTGTTCATAAAACCTCCTGGACGTCTTGGCACGGTTAAAATTTCTACCGAGAACATCCGTGCAAGCTACAAATCAAAGTTGTGCACCCTCCCCCTTCGGACCCGAAGGGGGAGAGTAGTGGATTTTCTACAAAGAATTTGTGAGAGCGTCGATTGCGCAGATTGAATATTCATCACAAAAGTATTTATCCGCGTAACATCGAAGAATCGCCCCACTCAGGAGGTACAGGCGGATGGACTTTTTTCCATTATATTTGAGTAGGTAGATATCATCGTCGGTCGATACGAGGCGGAACTCTTGATTTTCGCTCAGGTTGCTCATGCCGTCGACCACCGGCGAGTAGATCGGTGTGTCGAGCGAGTACCATAACGTTAACAGTTGCGATTGCATGGTGGTGTTGAATTTTATCCCGTTTAACATTAGTCTTTCTCCTTTCACCCCCTACCCTTTCGAGCAGGGGGTGATAAATTTTTGTTTAATCGTGGTTAATCGAACATGTCGTCTAATCCGTCGTTCACAACTCTTCGCAAGCATTCGACACAAAGATGATCCACGCCCTCGACCTTGGTATGAACTTGAATTTTTACGCCAGAAACGTACATGATAGCCGTCAAAGGTGTCTCAACTTTATCAAGCATTTCGTCATCGATCTCTCGCCCGCAAAAACCGCATCTAATCATGATCTTTCTCCTCTCGGTCGTTTGAGCCTCTTGGCTCGTGAGTATATTTATATTATATCACGTTTCGCGAAATTGTACACCCCTTTTGCACATAATTTTTGTATTTTTGTTGCCACACAAATCCTCCCCCGTGCAGCCAGCGGGGGAGGATTTCTACCCCGAGCACGTATACGTATTTATTCTTGCGTGATAAACTCGTTCTCTTCAAATGTTCGACGAGTGATCTGATGATTGTTGATATCCTCAGTTTGAATTGCGATCTTGCCCTTGTCACGTTCCGTTGCAACCACGACTTCGAACTTTGTCAGCAATCTGACCTTCATCCCGCATTGAACATCTTTCGCTCTTACCAACATGTTTCTTTCTCCTTTCTCCCCCGCCGTCATGGCGGGGGAGAGTCCTCAAATGAACTATTCGTTAAACATATCCAACCTTACGTCTTCGCCCTCATGAATTTCGATGATCATCATGGGATAAAATCCTTTATCATCCCTGGGTTCATAGATTTTAATCCCCTCGATCACCGAAACCGCGTCCTTGTCACCGGTCAACTCTTCCGCAAACTTTTCCCGTAATTCATTCTTCGTAATTTTTTCATCGTTTAAACCTTCGATCAAACTTTTGATTGCTCTCGCCATTTGACTCGCTGATACCTGCATGATCTTTCTCCTTTGTCGTTCGAGCCTCTATGCTCGTGAGTATACTTATATTATATCACGTTTCGCGATTTTGTACACCCCTTTTGCACAAAATGGATAAAATATTTTTGCGGATTTCTCCCCTCCCCGAGGTGTTGGGGAGGGGAGAATTTACCACGTTCGTTCATTCAATCAACGCAATCTTTCCGTCTCTTGTTGTCGCAACGGCTCGATTCTTTACCGTCACGGTCAACAATGGGGTACTAACCTCCTGCGAGACAATCACCTCGATCGTGCTCGTGTCTAACAATGAGACGCTCACGTTCGCGCGGTCGATTCCATTTAGTACCGCATAATCGATCGCCCCGTCGTCGGAGTAAAGATTCTCGGCGAGTAATCCTGCTCCCGCCAGTGCCGCCGCATCCGCCGCGTTCTGGCCCATACCCTTGTACGCGTAAATCATCCCAAAACCGAACACCATCATCAGGATGGGGATGAATACGAGCGGTATCAATACCGCGACCATGACCAATACTCCACCGTGCTCATTCCTGTTCTTCATGCTCTTTCTCCTTTTGTTTTGTCGATAAGTATATTATATCATGTTTTGCGAAATTGTACACCCCTTTTTGCACATTATTTTTACAATACTTTGTATTGCACGGATGTTCCCGACGGAAAATTCAACAAAAAAATTTCCCCTCCCCAAGTTGCCTCGTGTTGCCTCGTCGCGGTATTTTGGGGAGGGGGAATAAACTCTACTCTTCTATTTCTTCCACATGAAGAACGAAAGTCGCATGATCCAACGTTTCGATCGCCAAACTTACGTCAGAATCATCCCCCATATCATACTCGTCAATCCACATGAGTTCGAACGGCACCTCCAACATTTCCACCGCCATTTTACTGGCCGTATTGCCGGTTAAAGTATCGACAAAATTTACCTTAATTTCGCGCGTGCTAAATGTTCCGGTGAATACGTCGTTGACCATTTCCTTTATGGCCTCAAGTAGGTTCTTTTTTGTAATCTCGCTCATGTTCGTTCTCCTTTTGGTCGTTACAAGCCTTTTGGCTCGTGAGTATACTTATATTATATCACGTTTTGCGAAATTGTACATACCTTTTGCACATTATTTTTGCAACCTATTTATATTGCACGGATGTTCCCGGTAGAAAATCCAATCAAAAACTTTACATCCCCCACGTATCCTGCTCACGTGATACTACAAGAAAGTTCACGCGACCGGTTCATGTTAGTTTCTCCGTCCCGTCATACTTATACCCCTCCTCGAACCCCTGTCGATACGCCTGCGCCGACATCGATCGCGCACGTGTATGATCCACGTTTGTTTTCTTTGGGGCGATCGATTCAGCCAACTCATCGACTCGCGGATCCTTGACGAGAATGAGTTCCCACTTGTGGCTTGTAACTTGATCATGATATTTACGATCGAGACCAAGGATGAATCCCTTCATCCACGAGTTGTGAGCTCCTATACGTTTTTGATACGGATCCATGCCACGATACAAAACATAGTAGCGTCTCTCCGCCCACTTGGTCACGGACTCGAAGACCTTGACACATATTTCCACGTCCCTTGCCATACCGACCAACCACAGGTTCTTATTTCCACTACGGATCGAGTCGCAACGGAAATGAGATGCTAACATTGCGGCAAAGGCTTTATGATACCAGCACTTTGGCTTAATTTTAGTAAGCCGATTGACCGCCTCATCGTCCTCGGGGGCGATGAGTTCGACCTTGTCGATATCATATTTTACCATCAATCGTTGCGCCAACAAGGCGGCATTCTCGACCATCCCCTCGTTCGACCGCGTATCTTCCATGATCGCATAAAGTTTTTGTAACTTCCGTAGAACCTCGGTTCGTTGTAGTGTTCGCTCCTCAAAATCCATAGACATGATGTTTCTCCTCTCCAAAGTCCAAAGACGTTAGATTTGATCTACTTGCATATATTATACACAACCATCGCGAATCTGTAAACCCCCCGCGCAAAATATTTATGTATTTTTATGTATTTTTATGTCTTTCTTTTCTTTCCTTTTAGATTTTTTGATAATCTTTTTTTCAATTGTTCTTTCGTCATACCCGCATTAATCAACTCTTGGATATGTTTAGTTTTTGGTCGGTTAGTTATAATAGCCATTGGAGTTTTTGGCGGAAGTTTAGTCGTATAATCGTATTGACCGGCAAAGAATTGATTTATACGACCAGAGATATACGGGCGTTGTTCCAACGTTTCGACAGGGTCGTCGAGCAATTGTAGCATATAGGTACGTAGACCGTCGTCATATTGAATTTTTTCACATTTCGTGGTATAATGGTCGTTGAGTGTACTGTCGAGGGTACGGGTGAATTGTTCCATAATCCAATGACGAGCGACCTCGTTCATATCAGAACTACATGCCTCGATATCTCTTGCGAGATTGGGGCGTTTTAGTATACCAAAATACTTGGTCCACGCCCATCTATTCACTATGTCACAAATTTCAGCGCAAACGTGAACGTAGTCGTTCGGTCCGACCGGTGAGATCGACCGATCCGCATGACGCACGATCACACGGCAACCGAAGTGAGCCACGATCACGGATGTGACAATAATATCTAGCCACTTATTCCATTTGTAGGTCAGGTCGACGGGCAGGAACGGTTCAGCAAACATGCGGGGATAATCGGTGTAATATCGGCACATGTTTCGGTGGGACGCGGCGATCGCCTTAATCATATCGGGAGTGTAGAGGCTATGTCTCATGCAGATCGCTTTATGGAATGGCTTGAGCAAGTATTTACGAATCTCGCTGAGGGGTTCCGTGCGGGTCATCTCTATAGTTTTTAAATAGGTGAGTGTCGACATTAGTAGTTCCTCGGCGGAAAGAATAATAGCGTAAGGATCGTCAGACCGGCGGCTCCAAGAAACACTACCGCAAAAAATAACAGGACACATTCGTGGATTAATTCATATTCGCTCATCAGGTAGGTCCTTTCTTCTTTCATACGTGGGGATCATCCCGCGACTATCGTCATGCGACCATGGGCCGCTTCGAATCGACGCATGGTCGTCATACCGGATCAATAGCCGGTTACCTAGGAACCGTCACACCGATGCGGGATGCCCCACTCTCGCGAATTCGTAACATCACCGTCCCGCTCGCGCCGAAGTGGAGTGTGGACATTCCACCATGAACATATTACGCGAGCGGGATACGTGATGCAGCGAGGAGGATCACGTTGGGGGAAAACTTTATTCCTTCGCTTCTTTTACGGAAACTTGCTTCATGCCTTTTGGAAACACAAGCACGAACGTCGGTACGCCGGAGACCATCTTCGTGTCAACTCCGTAACCAAGGTTCTTACGCATCGTGGCGAACCATGCCTTGATCGCGCCGGGAGTTTTCGGTTTACCCTCCTTGTTGAGAAGGTCCACCGCCTCGTCGATCGTGACGCCATCGACCATTGCTTCGACCAATTGGTGCATCAAGGTGCCCTCGCGGACGGGACGGACCTCGTTCGGGTCGGTGACTCCAAGAAGCTTAACCTCTTTCGGGACACGGGTTCCTCGTTCGGGTTTCTCGTCGGTTTCAACGGCTCTTTTCCCGACGGGTTTCTTGCCGGTAGCGGGAGGTGCCGCTTCCGCATCCTGCTTGGTGAAGGTTTTCTTGCCTGCAGCCGGTTTCTTGCCGGTGGCGGCGAGTTGCTCTTCATACTGTTCCTGAGGTGACGGTAACTGGCTAGCGGGTGCACGTTTCTTCTTCATTTCTCTGTCTCCTTCTACAAGGTAGTAATTTATTTTTTCATACGCTTCACGTGGAAGCGCCTTATTGAGCGCAAGATATTTATTTTCGCGGTTGATGATTTTACGTGCGAGTAGATCGTGGTCGCAATCGTTGATGACCGAGTATCCCGGATCCTCATCGCCAGTAAAATAGGCGCGAAAAAGTTTATGCAGTTTGTGGGTTGGAATGGTCATTAGATAATCGAAACGGCCGCTCTCCCCTGGCTTCGCGTAATCGGTCCTCATTAGTTTAATCTTTCTTTTTACAATACCTTTCTGTTTTGTTGTTGCCATGTAGGGTATTGTAGCCTCAATTTTTATCGGTGTACATACCCGTGGTAAAAATAATTTAAAAAATTTTACGGCATGGCGGGATTCGGCGACCGGCATGGCAGAAATTATGACGACATGGTAAAAATTATGCGCGACATGGTTTACAAGAGAATTATGGTGAGCGGTGGACGAAGTTTCGTGGGGTAAGTTTTGGCCGTACAATAGATATATAAAGGAAATTGGGGAACGGACGGTTGTGAGGCGGTTTTTGTGGGTTTTTGGACGGACGGGGGATCTGGGTGAAAATTGGTCTGGAAGTGGTTAAAATTTACCAAAAAGAATGAGTGTGCTCATGGTTGTGACTGAGGAAAATAGTTGGATAGTAGTTTTCCTAGGGCCCCAGGGGGCACAAATGTGTTGGGTTGATTGTCGAATTTGTGAGATTTTTGGGGTTTGTGGGTTGGACTCGGATTGGATAAGGTACAAGGAACCAGTTGGGAAAAGTAGCGAGATAAAAAAGTGGTGTTTACAAAGAAACTTAATGTGGTTGTTAAATTTTTTATCTCGAACGTGGTTTTGGTTTTATGTTGGTCCTTAATTCTAATTATTTAATATAATTTATATAGATTATACAAGCTGTATCCATCGGTAACCTAGCTACGTGAGAAAAATTAAATTTACCAAATTAATAAATATTGAAAAAAACTCTCGCGTAGTCAGGTCTATTAAGGAGAGAATTGGTACTTTGTAGCCAGAAAAATAAAAATACAAAAATATAACTTAACTATTTGGAAAGATTAAACTTAGATTCTTTGTAGAGACTAAATTTTATTGCTAATATGCTTTAAACTTTTTGTCGCAACTGTGGCGAAAATATTTATTTGTATTGCGATGCTACGATCATTGCTTGAATTGAGGGCGGACTAGTTTCTTGTTAATATCGATTAATTAATATAAATTCAATTAAATCAAGTACTTATATTAGAAATGATTGTGGTAAGTTTGGGGCCAAAAATGACAGTTTGCACAAATGTAGGAGCCATGCGGGTGTAACATACGGTGTTTATCGTGGTATACTTTCTAGCACTTTTTGAAAGTGTCTCATTTTATTTTATTTTATTTTTGGGCCAAAATATGTAACACATCTTTAATTAAAATTGAGTTGTAATATGACCGGCGTTGACGACAATATTTTAATGTTAGTTAATCGTAAGAGATTATACTTACTATAATATCTTACGCTTGTGCACCGTCTCTGTTACATTGTAATTTGAGTTTTTTCTTGCACACTTGTTCATAGTGCACGGATGTATCAGAAAAACTCAAAATCCAGATGTAACGAAAACACGCACTGTTGCAGCGCAATCAAAAAATGGTAAAAAGTGACGGCGCTAGTGCTATTAAATATACAATATGTATATGGGCCAACTTTTAAAATTTATGGGGTAAAATGATTTGTAAATGACCTGAAAACGGTATGAAAACGAATATGCACATAACCAAAAAACGGTCCGGACAATATTATATAGGGAAAACTGGACCGGAAATGGGAATAAAATAAATCACTATGTGGTAAAATTTTTAAAAATATTTTTACAATGGGGTTTACTTTTCCTACAACATGGTGTATATTATTCTCTAGATTGACACAATATATGGTAGAGGAAAGACGATGTCGAAGGAAAGTAAAAATAAAAAATTAAAAGCCACGATTGTTGCGACGAAGGGTACAACGAATCAGGTCGATTCGTCCCGCACCGAGAGTGGTCAATTTAAGAAGGGGGAAAACGGATGTCGTGGTAAATCTAAGCATCACGATCGTCAATGTTTTGATTACCACAAACAGGGGAAGTTTTTAGAAAATTTTGCTAAAACGGGGCATTTTACAATGTCCTGTAAAGTAGCGGGGGTTACGGCAACCACGGTATATCAATATATGCGGACGAGCGATGAATTCAAGGCCGCGGTTGAGGAAGCAAGAGAGTACTCAGTAGAGTTAATGGAATCTGAGGCTCGTAGGCGCGCGGTCGAGGGCATATCGAGAATCATATATTATCAAGGTATGCCGTGCGGGCGTGAACAACAATATAGTGACGGTTTACTTATGTTTCTACTCAAGGGAAACGCTCCTGGAAAATACAAAGATAGAGCGGAGATAAACTCGAACGTAAATATGACGGTGAAATCCCTCGCCGACACCATCTCGTCGATGGCGGGGATGAACATAGAAAGTAACGTTGTCGATTCGGAGTCGTTCATCAACGAATTAGAAGATTAAGCGTAAACGTAGCAGGTTCCCCGACGGAAACCCACCAGTAAGAAGAAAGTCCGCCGATAACAATCCAAATGGATTTTCTTTATAACAATGCATGTAGTCGAGACCATTCCGGATAAAGATCGTGAATTAATAGAATCGTACCAACGAGATTGGTGCAAGTTTGCCCGAGATATATTCGGCGCCAAGTTGGATAATGACCAACAAGATATTTTGGAATCCGTTCAGCATAACCGTCGCACGGTTGTGAGATCTGGCCATGCCCGCGGTAAAGATTTTGTCGCGGCTATAGCCAGTCTTTGTTTCTTGTATTTGAATTGTCCCTCCAAGGTTATAAACACAGCACCAACTCAGCGCCAGGTCGAGAAGATCATGATGGCTGAAATTGGTACGCTATTTAATAACGCAAATAACAGACTCAGGGAGCATGGGTGGTCTCTTGGAGGCTACTTGCAGTCAACCAGGGTCATCTTTCGAGGTGTTACGAATTGGTTCCTCGAAGCGTTTAAATCGGCAGATAAAAGCATTGAATCTTGGACCGGATTTCACAGTCGTAACATCATGGTTGTTATAACTGAGGCATCCGGGGTCGAGGACGAAACGTTCGTGGCAATTGAGGGATTACTCACCGGCGGCAACGCACGATTATTGCTCGTCGGTAACCCTAATCGTTTGCAAGGTGAGTTCTATCAGGCGTTCAAGTCGACTTTATACAATAAATTTGTGTTGAATTGCTTGAACGCGCCGAACGTTCTCTCCAAGACGGACGATATTCCCGGTCAAGTCGATTGGGTATGGGTCGACGAACATGTTCGTAAAACTGGTTGGACCCAGAAGATCACAAAAGAATCAGTTTCAAAAAAGTATTTCGACTTTCAATGGGAGGGATCTTGGTATCGACCGAGCAACCTATTTCTCGTTAAGGTAATCGGTGAGTTCCCCGATCAAGATGATTCGTCCCTCGTGCCTCTCGCGTGGATCGAGGCCGCTAATCGACGATGGGATGACCTTTATGCTCAAATGGAAGAGGTTTTAAACGAGTATAAACTCGGGCGTAATCAGAATCCGATGGGTGCGAAGATTATCCAGGAACGTTATAAACTTAACATTGAAAAGTTCAAGGAAGTATTTAAATTGGGTGTGGATGTTGCTGGAATGGGGAATGATTTGACGGTATTTTCTCCACGTCTCGGTATGTATGTCGGTATGCCCGACGTCTACTCGAAGCAAGGACACATGGTCACGGCCGGTCGGATCGTGTCACGTCTTAAGGTCGCGGGACGTAACGGTGGCGGTCGAGCATACGTGGACACTATCGGCGAGGGCGCGGGGGTATACGCTCGCGTGATCGAATCATTAGAAGAAGCACGTGATGATCTTGAGAAATTGCCGTCAGAGGTTAAGGCCATTTCGGTTAAGTTCTCGGAAGAAGCCCATTTTCTACACGATTTTAGCGGTGAGCGAGAGTTCGCCAACATGCGAGCATATTGCCTATGGGCGCTCCGGGATAATCTCGACCCTGCTTACGACGGTCAACTCGCACTTCCAAGGATCGACGAGTTGACAAATGAACTTACCGAGATGAGATGGGAAATAATGTCAAATGGTAAGATCAAGATCGAGCCGAAGGAAGACCTTAAGTTACGATTGGGACGATCGCCAGATTACTCAGACTCGATCGCAGTGACATTTTATCCGCGCGGTGAGTACTTTGATCCGCATGCGGAAGATACCATGAAAGGACTGGGGATATTTTAACATGCCGGAAAAAATGAATTTACATATAGTCAGTAAAGACTATGAAAAAACCTCGGTCCTGCGCAAAAAATCCAGGATCATGTACGAGGGATCCGCGTCGGTAAAGGAGCAGAACAACGTCCAGGAGTTCCTTTACAAGGAGAAGAACGAGGAGCAGGAGGACTATGAGTTCCGCTGCAAACGTTCTACCATTGACCCGTGGATCGAGAAGATTGTTACAGCCAGGCAGTCTCTCTTGTTTGCTAAAAAACATACAAGAAACTTAACCACAAAGTTGGATGTTTACAAAGATGACGTCGATATGCGGGGTACGTCGGCCGAAGTATTCTTCTTCAACGTGGCACGAGACGCTCAGATCGACGGTATCAACTGGGTCGAAGTTTCCATGACCCCCGTGCAAGTTCAATATGACGAGAACGGGGCGGAGATCGTACGCACCCAAGCCGACGATATGGCGCAAAATCATCGACCGTATTTCGAGCAGGTTGACGGATCCATGGTCCTTGACGGTAGTTTCAACGATATCGACATGATGCTCGATTGGGTCGTGATTTATTCCCCAAAGTTAACACGAAATGAAGAGAGCGGTGGTATGTGGGGTTCAAAAGTTATTGTAACACCCCAATGGAAAATCTGGACTCGCTACCAATGGTTTGTTTATGAGGAGATTAAGGGTTCGGGGCCAAATAACCCCGATTTTAAAGTCGTGGAACAGGGCGCTAACCCGACGGGTGTCGTTCCCGTGGTCCCGTTCTTCGGCATAAAGTATAGCAACTTTGCGGGTTGGCCGGTCGCTAAGTCCGTGATCGATCACATCATACTCATCTATAACAAGGACTCCGATCTTGATTGGTTCGAACGGTTATCTTCGCATCCGATACCTTACACGATCGGCCCCGTCAAACCGTCAAAGATCGTTTCCGGTAAGGGCTTTCATCTTATGACCCAACCCGAGCAACCCCAAGCCCATGCGGGTTATCTGGAAACAAATGGAGCGGGGTTCGAGTCACTTAGGGAATCGATACGAGATTTACGTTACAGAATATTCTCGATCGCCCTGGCGCAGGCGAAGAAGGACACCGCCCAAGTCCAGTCGGCGGATTCGCAGAAGGAAGATCGACGTATATTCTCGACCTCTCTTAAGAGCGCCTCGTGGCTTTATGAGCAATCCGAGATGTTCTGCTGGTATATCTTTTACCTGTGGATCACGCCCACGGAACGCGTGAACATTTCCCAAATGCGGGAAGTAGCGGATGTTCAATACAATCGTGACTTTGACGACTCAGCGATCGAGGTAGAGATGATCAAGGCTTTATCAGAATTGGTCATCAAGAATCAACTACCACTCGAGACATTCTTACAAATGTTGGTCGACGGTGAACTTCTCGCCGACGACACGGACGTGGAAAAGCTTCTCCAGGCGATCGACGACGAGAAGTTGAAGACGGAAGGATTAACGGGGTTTAACGCTCCGAATAATCCTGTGCCGGAAGATATGGTCCCACAACCCGCGTCCCCGACACCACCGGAGAACGCAAATGTGTAGTTGTGGTGGATGTACGTATTATAGCACCGTGATTGAATGGTGCTTTCAATTTGACAAGTCGACAATAAATGAAATCGTTCACGGATGTTGGGAACGTGGACAAGATAAGGAAAAGGACGATGACCATGACGATGAGAACGATGTTTATAGCTATACTGTTTAGTTTATTGTACACGGGCGTGTGCGCCCACGCGGGGGTGATCGATATATCGGGTTCAGTCGCAGGCGCCACGGTCTATTCGGTCACGGCCGACGGATCTCTTTCCGCGACCGTCGTATCAAGTGCTACGATTGATATTGCCACGGCAACTTACGTCTCTCTTCAGATCGTATCCGTTAGTCCGACGTATCAGATCGACGGACCGCTCAAGGACATGACTGTAATGCCAAAACTTACGATCAGTGGCGCGAATATAGCATCGGGAACTACCTTGGAATTTTACTCGAGAGCCGCTCCATTTTGCGCCTCAAGGAACATGGCGGTCATAACCCAGATCTCTGACCTGGGGATCTTTTACCTTGACCAACGGGCCTGGGGTCGCTTCATGTCTCTTGAATTTCAATTTCTTGCGACCCTGACACGTCGAGATTATTACGTGTATGTTTGGATAAAATAACATGCCGAACCCGAACAACTATAAGGATAAAGAGTCGTTCATGAAGGTGTGTGTCCCGATGGTCATTCGGGATGGTACAGCAAAGGACTCTAAACAAGCGATTGCCGTTTGTTTAGGTATGTGGAACCAAAAGGGTAAGAAATAATGTTACATATTAATAATGCAAATATGGAGACAAAACTTTATGAGGATATGAAGACAACTATTGTCGACTTAACTGAGTCTCATAAAGAGTATTTTCGTCAACGGTGTTTACACTATTACCAGTTCTTTGGCCTATTTCAATGGCAAGTGTTCTATTTATACAAGAACGACCACGAAGGATGCCAGATCGCGGACATTATGTGCGATAAGAATACGCACACGGCTAAATTGACCTTGAATATGTGTTATGATCTATCTCTCGCGAGGACCGAGGAAGAGGTCATCAGGGGTCTCGACCGTACGGCATTTCATGAGATCATTCATTTGCTGCTCGCGGACCTCGTCTCGTGCTTATATACACGATTCGTCACGGAAAAACAATGTGACGATGAGGAAGAGGCCCTCGTGAGAAGGTTTGAGAGCACACTCTATCATTACGTAAGGGACGAAAATTATGTGGTACCTAAAACAAATTCTACCGCTGAATTACTTCACGACATACCAGAGCGAGGGATCTAACTATTGTGTGGCCTGGAAGATGTGGCTCGGACGTTGCTACAAGATCCGCAAATTCCAGATCGTAACGGAGAGCCAAGATGATAATATCGGATAAGGATTGGGAAGCGAGAGAAGCGGCACGAACCCTCGCTGAGGCCGAACGGATCAAACACGATGAAGCGCTCATGGGCCGTGTTAACACGGAACTTGAGCGTCAGAAATCTGAGATCGCGGCCATTCAGCGGTCGACGGGGCACGTGAATAAACTCGCCACGGCCGTTCCACCTCCGCCCCCTGGAACAAATAAAATAATAGCACCCGTAGCGCCTGTGACCTTGGGGCCACAGGGTAACCCAAGAGTGTTGTGGTCCCCCATAAGGACCATAAAATTACGAAAGGAACTCTAATGCCAGCCATGAGTATGGGAAAACCTGTCGGTAACATGAAGACTTATACCCCGAAACCAGGGTATTGGACCGGAAAGAAAGGATTGACTTATCCTTATGTGGGAACCGAATCAGTGTTCCCTAAGAAAAAATAGTCACAAATAGTCTCTTGTAACGCTACGGTAGCGGAATAGCCGGAAATAACTTTTATAGCAAAAACGCACGTGGACGTTCCACGGATAACGAAAGATTCGGAGATGACAAAATGCCTAAATTTAAGATCGATAATGAAGGTTACTTGCTGAAGGAAGATGGACAAAGGTTCATGATCGATGATGAGCCCGTTCAAGCGACGGGGATCATGACTCAGGACAGGATCGACGACGTGGTGAAGGACCGCCTGAACCGTCAGAAGAAAGAATATGCTACTCAAATCGCGACTCTTGAGTCTCAGGCCAATAAAACTCCTGAATTGGAGAAATTGTTGGCGAATACAAAAGAGAGTTTAAGCAAGGTCGAGGAAGAACTCGTGAACGCGAAAAGACAGGCGGAAGCTGAAGTCTCGGCTCAAATGGGGAAACTCAAAACTGAGAACGAAAAGTTGGCCGCAAAAGTGACGGAATTGGCGAACGCCCGTGTGGTCGATCAGGTCACGAATATGATCATGTCGACGTCATCGGATAAAGAGACGGGTAAACCGATCTTTATCAATACTTCTCGTGACGTGGTTCCTCAATTGTTGAAGACCCACAAACGTGAACCGATGCGGGATGAAACCGGTAAGGTGATCGAAGGTCAGTTCCTCGACTTATTCGAGGTTGAGATCACCGAGAACGACAAACAAGTGAAGAAGCACGTGCCCGTCGATAAAGCAATCGAGGTATTTTCGTCGGATCCGAGCAACAAGCATTATTTGATTGGTAACAATGCCGGTGGACCCCCACGAGGTGGTGGAATCACCGTGCCGAATATACCGATTGCCCCTAGCGGTGAACGGTATGGAGTTGGAAAGATCGCACACGGTCTTCAGACCGGTGCGTTAAAATCATTAAATAAGTAACCGCGACCCATAATCTTTGTCGCGGAGAAAAGGTGAGAAATGACTACACAGACATTAGTACAAGCCGCGAAATTTATCCATAACGAAATCGTAGCGGGGATCGTCGAGGATATCATCACGGTCAACCCGTGGTTCGTTTATCTGCCGTTCATCGGATACGACGGACAGGCGATCGTGGTTAATCGCGAGTTAGCACTTGGTGACGCAGACTTTTATGCGATTGGTTCCGAGATCACTAACCGCACACCCTCGACCTACGAACAAGCCACATTTACCGCTACAAAGATTATCGGTGACGTTGAAATGGACGGGTTAGTACAAGCCCAGTCGCTTTCCGCAGGTGTCGATCAGGCCGCGATCGAGATTAGCCAGAAGGCCAAGAAAATCGGACGGTTATTCCAGCAAGGTATGGCCACGGGCACGGGAACTTCGCCCGCGATGCATTCTCTTGCGTCCTTGATCGATTCCGAACAATACACGGCCCCGTCGAACGGACAACCCATTTCGTTCAAATTGTTACGTGACTTACTTTCGCTTGTGAAAGCCAAGGATGGTGAGGTGGACTGGATTATCATGAACTCTAGAACCATCAACTCTCTTTGGACTCTTTATGAGCAACTTGGCGGAACGGCTCCGACCCACATTATCACGTTACCTAATGGAACGACCCGGATCATCCCCATGTTCATGAATGTGCCCGTGTTCACGAATGATTGGTTGCCGATCACAGAGACTGCAAACGGTGCGGCTCTTGTCGGTGGAGATCTTACATCCGTGTATGCTGGTGTATTCGACGACGGATCGGGAAAACTCGGTATTGCCGGTATTCACCCCTCGTCCACGCCCGCGGGTATCCAAGTCAAGGACATCGGTGAGATGGAAGATTATGACGCCATGTTGTACCGCATTATCCAATACGCAAACTTCGCTTGCTTCAATCGTAGAGGTATTGCCCGACTTCCGAGCATCCAGGACTGAGCGGCAAGCGATAACTAAGGAGATTGCCGTGAAGATAACATTAAGAGATCACGAAAGTAAGTATGCGCCCGGGACAAAGTGCCGGCATTTTGGGGTCGAGTTTGTCGTCCAGGAGAATAAAACTCTCCTGGCCGACGTTCCCGAATCGATTGCCAATATGCTGATTACTCCCGGGAGAGCCGTTGAGATAAAGGAACAATCGATCATGGACCAACAATTTAATAGTCAATCGGTTGGTCCCAGTCCTGTTGAAGAAGTCGAGGAAACTGAGTCATTAGACATGCCCAATTTTGGGTCCATGACCAAGGACGAGTGTTTCGCTTGGGCGCAGGACACCCACGGTATCGAACTTGACCGTAAAAAGTCGAAGTCGGATACCGTGCAAGCATGTAAAGACATTTTTGCCGCCAACCAGGCGGAATAAAAATTATCTCTCCTAAAAGGAGTAAGTCGATGAAGAAATTTCGTGTTTTTATTGTATGTATGATCATGGCCGTATTAACTTTGTTATCGGCCAATACGTTCGCGAGCCCCGCGACTGTAACCGCAACATCTGAGATTCGGGCCTCGTCCGATTTCACGGGTGTATTTAAAATCAGTGAAACTACGACGACTTTTACCGGGATTGGCGGTACGAATATCGAAGGTGCGTCGTTTGAAATTAAAGGTTCACCGAAAATATTTATTAGTGTAATCAATACGACCACGCCGACGGTAGCGGCAAATAACGGGACCATGTTCCCCAGCGGAATGTACGTAACGTTAAATGGCGGGGCTTCGATTAATCAACCTCCTGATACATTATTACCGTTACGTATCCCTCAGGCCGTGATCGATCGAGTCGGGATCATCGGACCTATAGACGCCAAGGGATTAGGGGTACTTCGTGCCGATCTTGTATCGACCGTGACCCCGGGATACGACATTAAGCTGTTCATCAGATATGAAGAACCTCCTGAGTGAGAAGCTACACTCAAATTAGTCTTATAGATCAAACACAATTGGTAAGGTAAAATGAAGATAGTTCTGTATGGTCGCCAACTCGTAAAACCTACTAGTAGTCTCCTTGGATTGAGTTCTGAAGAAGCCCGTAATACCGACACGCTACAATTGTTCGCGGCGGGGTGTATTTGTCATGGTTGCTCAATCGACTGGATCGACCTGAAGTCGTTCCCCAGCGGTCGAAAAGAGGTATGCGACGCGGTTGTAGTGAACGGTTCATACCCACGTCACTCAGAGGTTCTCGCGTCCCACGAATGTTGCCGGTTCATCCTTGATGATTCATACTGGCCGGTCAATAGATCGTACAGGACTATCTTCGTTACCGATCGTTATAAATTTATGGAGCAGGAATGCCCTCCTGATAGGGCTGAGGAAATTGGCCTTATCGCCGAAAGTGTTCCTCGTAAGCAAGAAAATTATATATTGCTCGCGGGCTCAGTCTACCCACCTAAGGGTTTCGAGAACGTCGAGGCGTGGGCGGTACACCAAATTCGTAAAATTCGTGAATATACGAGTAAACCGATCGTATGGAAACCGCATCCGGGAACGGCGGACCTTTATCAATTATCATGTCATCACGTACAAGTTATACATAATACGGCTATGGAAGCGGTTACGCATGCGAGAGCGGTCGTAACTCACTCGTCCGGGATCGCGTTTGAAGCCATGATCGCGGGGGTACCGGTATTTTGTGATAAAGAGGCCCCGTATGCTTCTTGTTGTCAATCCGATTATAGTGGGTTAACAGATTCAATACAAATTAATAAAACAATTGTTCAAGATTTCTTGAACAGAGTCGCGTATACTCAATGGAGTCCGGATGAAATTCGGTCAGGGTTAACTATTAACCTTTTGGCTGGCATGGGAGTATTTAATGGAACAAGCTGTAAATACATTTAGTATTATCCCGATCATTATAAGTTTGTGCGTATTATTTCTAACTGTATTGATTAATGTTGCAATCATATCCTTCACTTTCGGTAAATTATCGACGAAGGTAGACGGCCTTGAAAAGTCGGTGACGATACAGGTTTCTAACATGCAATTACAAATATCGAACGGGCTGATAAAGAAAATAGAAAGTATCGCCGATGAGCAACGCCACCAGGGCGTAACGGTGGCAAGATTAGAAGAAGCGTTTAGTCATCGTTATGATATTTGCCGGTTCCACATGTCAATGGTAAAAGATTATCGTGATCAAGAGGAGGCGATGAAAAATGGTCCTATCGCTTGATACAACTGTGGCTGGGGTAAATGCTAATAGTTATGGGACCTTGGCGGAGGCGGATGATTATTTTCTCGCCGATGTACAATTCAACCCCATTTGGACGGCATTTACGGAAGCTATAAAGATTCAAAGAATAGTCTCGGCCGCGAGAGCTATCGACCGATACCCATTAATAAGTACAAAGTTGCGTGGTCCTTATTACGGTGTCGACGAACAAGCACGCGAATTTCCTCGACTCAATGACGTGGATACCACGATCATTCATTGTAAGATAAAGTATGCACAATTCGAGATGATTAAAGCGCAATACCTCGACCAGGATACTACTACGGGTCAATCGGGGTCTGCGAAGCAGGTCAAAAGTATTGGGGTGTATCAGACTGTGGACTTAGAATTTGGATTATCTAAGACAATCGATACTGAGTTACTTGAGCAGGCGGCTGGGGGATCCCTCGCCGCGGTCGAAGCGCTCTTGCGCCCCTGGTTATCGGACGATGCGAGACATGGTGGAACATTCGAGTTTGTAAGGTAAACTATGACCAAGTTGGAAGAGTATATTTTGAGGCGCACGTTAGCGGTCGAATCGGCCGCCAATGGGATGTCTCAAGATTTATTCAAACAACTACAAGACGCCCTGTCCTCTGTCACGAATAGGGTAGCGGAGACGAGCGGCTCATTCTCTCGCATGCGATACGAACGTGCCCAACTTGAATTGACCGGTGTTCTTGCTGAGACTACAAAGAAATACTCCGATATTATCGATGAACAATCGGCCAAGGTTATTCAATCGGAATATAATGGCATGAAACGACAGTTCATGTCGCTAAAGAAAGAAGACCTTGCCGACACACCCTACACCCTACCGGCACGCCAAATCGGCGTGATCATGTCGGATCCTTTACCGGGAGGAACGGTCACAGATTTTATCGATAATAATCTTGCGTCAGTAAAACATAGAATCACAAATGAGATGGCTCAATCCGTGATTCTTGCTGAGACCGTCCCGCAAGCTGTGACACGTTTACGTAACATAGAGGGTATAGGCCGAAAAGGCGCCCTTATGATTGCAAGAACGACCTTCAACCATGTGTCAAGTAAGGCGCGTGATGAGGTCTATGAGGAGAATGCGGATATTATCGAAGACTTCATATTCGTAGCAACACTTGATATCCGCACGACCCTAATTTGCGCCAATTATGACGGAACGATCGCCAAGAAACTAGCAGATTTACCGTCACCTCCCCTTCACGTTCTTTGTAGATCGATTCGCGTGCCGCGAACACGTTTCGACTATGACGACGAGCGAACGCGCCCGTCGATTAAGAAAGAATCGAAGCATATCGTTCATCATAAAGATGGTACGACCTCGACGACATGGAAGATTGAGGAGGTCGATCAGGTACCGGCAAAAACGAAATTTAAAGACTTTTTGGCCAACCAACCTGATGAATGGCAGAAACAATACCTCGGTCCTGCACGTTACAAGTTGTATAAGGAGGGTAAATTACGGGTCGAGGATATGGTGGTCAATAATCGTGTGCTCTCGGTTAATGACTTATTAAGTCCGATCGAAAAGAAACCACCGATTGTAGCAACACCGGAGGATATAATTAAGCCGAAGGTTGAGCCGAAAGTCAAACCGAAGATCGAGCCCATGGTAGCTGCACCGGTACCAAAAGAGGTTCCACCACCGTTCGGGAAACCCGTTACAAATCCAAGGTTTACGACGAACAACTTATTGGATGCAGGATTTACGCTTGATCGTAGAGATGACCAACTAGCCACGTTATACAATGACCTG